AGCTTCGTCTGCATGGACTCGAGCGTTCCGGTGAGACCCTCGAAAGAGTCCCCGATCTTGCTCAGCATTCCTCCGCCGAGATCGAGACCGATGCTGCCGTCGAAGTTCTTGAAGAACTTCCTGAACATGAGCACCAGACCTCCGAGAAGACCGGTGCTGATCGTGTCCAGGATCTGGCTGTAGTCCTGCGTCGCAATCCCGTCCTTGATGGACTGGAACAGCTTGCTCCAGGCGTCCTTGAGAGCGAGAGCGAACGGAGCGAAGAAGGTGGCGATGCCCGAGAACATCTTCTTGACGCCTTCCCAGGCCTGCTTGAGCTTTTCGCTCGATCCCTTCAGCGGGTTGATGCGGTTCTTGATCGCATCGAGCGCGTCCGTGATCGGCTTCGAGCTCATGCCCTTGCCAGAGAATATGTCCATGATGACCCGACCGAAGGCCTGGAAGAACTTGATCGGTGCCGTTAGGACGGTGGTCAGACCTCGGAAGAAATCGTTGAGACCCTTCCCCGACTTGAGCGCCTTGTCGACGCCGACGAGCCATGCGCTGACCTTCAGGATCAGATCCTGGAACGGACCCGAACCTTCAGTGAGCGTCTGCCAAAGGTCCACGAACAGATGCCAGATCTTTTTGCCGATGGTGAGACCGATGCTGAAGATGGCGAAGAGACCCTTGAAAGCGGCCTTGACCTTTGCGGCCGTTTCGGGTCCCATTTTGAGCCCCTGGAGGAACTCCTTCAGAGCGATCGTCATGTTCGCCAACTGCTTGCCCGTCATAGGCGGGAAGATCTCGTGGAAGGCATCCTTGATCGGCTTGAGAGCCGCCTGGAGTGCTTCGAACGCAGCGACCATGCTGTCGGCCAGCGCAGTCATGCCGCCGTTCTTCTTCCAGTCCTTCAGCATGTTGTTTCGGGAGGTCGCCGAGGCCTGAGCCACACCGCCGAAGAGGTCCGACAGCTTGGTGAAGGAGTCGGTTGCCTCGTCGAAGTTACCGAGGATCAACTCGAAGGTTTCAGCCCAGCCAGATCCGATCGCTTCCTTCAGGGTGCCGAACAGCTGGGTCGCGGTGCGAACCTTCTGTGCAGCTTCCTGAGCGACCTTCTGCTTGGCGATGAGGTTGCTGATCTCCTTCTCGTCCAGACCGAGCTTCCGCAGCGAAACCCTCTCGGCCTCAACCTGCTTCTTGGTCATGTGGGCGAAGTCCTTCGACATGATCTCGAGGTACTTGCCCATGACGTCGGCCGTCAGCCAGCCCTTCTCAAGGCTGTCGTTGAACCCCTTCTGGGCCTGCTTGGCCGTGATGCCCTTGCCCGAGAACGTGTCCATGGCGGAGGCGATCTTGACGAGATCCTGCTGCATCATGGCGTTACCCATGCCGACGTTGGTCAGGGATCGCCAGTCTTCGAGGGAAACCTTACCCTTCTGCATGGCCTGGGACAGCTGGTATGCAGCACGACCGGCTTCCTCGGACTTGGTGCCTGAGGCCGCAGCCTCGTTCGAGAAACCCTTGATCATGTTGACGGCAGGCTGAAGCTTGATGCCAGCGTTGGTGAATCGACCGATGTTGGCGGTCATGTCGCCGAAGTTGTAGATGGTCTTGTCGGCGTACTTGTTGAGCTCGTTGAGGGCGTTCGAGACGTCCTTGAGCTTGGTGCCGTCGTTTCGGGTGTTCGCCAGAATGGTCTGGATCGATCCCATTTTGAGCTCGTACTCGGAGAAGCCGTCCATGATCGGAGAGATCGACAGCGCCTTGCCCATGTTGAGCCCGGCATCCACGACCTTGTTGGTGAGGTTTGTGACCGCCGTGATTCCGACAAGAGACATGGTCTTGAACTTGTCCGTGAGGGACTGCAGACCGGACTCGACACCCTTGAAGGAGATCTTGTTGGCCTTCGCCTCGACCTCTTCGAGACCCTTGCCGCCGCCCTTGAACTGGAGCTTGTCCTTGAGCTTGGCGAGCCCATCGAGGGTGACCTGGACGCCACGCTGGAAGGCGGAAGTGTCGAACTTCATTTCGACAACGCGCTCGTCGATGCTGCTCATGCTGTTTTAACCACCTTCCATACTTCGTCAGCGAGTTGCTGAAACAAGGGTTTGAGTGCGGGATTGATGTAGTCGATGCCTTGGACGTAACCGCCCGTGCCCGTTCCATGTCCGTACTGGATCATGACGGCGACCGGGTAGCCGTTCTCGATGTCGGTGTTGTTCCAAGCGACGGTCCATCGCCGCCCCGTCTTGATGACCTCGTAGGACCAAGAAGAGGCGGCGAGACCGGTCGAAACGGGGGTGGCTGCCCGAAGAGCCTGAACTCCTTGGGCGCCGAACTTCGACAGAATCGACTCGATCTGAAGGTTGTTCATTCGAGACAGAAACTTCTCGAGATTCTTGAAAGAGCCCTTCGACTCCATGGATATGGGCATCAGGCTCCTTTCAGGTCACTCGAGGCCGGTGAGCTTCCGACCGGTGTCGAGAATCGACTGGACGGCGAGCGCGTTGAGATCGCCGAAGACGAGACGGATGAGGTACGCCTCGTCGGGGGTGTAGTCGAAGTCGCCCGTGGTGAGCGGGTCCACTCCATCGACGTCGGTGAGGTTGGCGAGAGCGGCCTGGACCGTGCGAACGCTGCGGAAAGCCTCCCGCACGTCGACGATGGTCTGAGCAGCCTTCAGGTCGAGGTTTCCTCGGTTGACGGCGAATCCTGCCATGCGTTTCATCCTGTTCTTTGAATGGTCAGAACGCCGTCGATCTGTCGAGCAGCGCCTGAGGACTGATATGCGTTGCCGCCGATCTGAGCGCCAGCCTGCAGTGCAACCGCAGACACGCCTACCTCGCCAGCGTCTTCGTTCTGACCGCAATATGCGCGAGCGATGAAGCCCGTGTCGTTTGCGATCGAGTAGGTGTGCGAAGCAAGCGAGGCGAGAGTGAGCTCGACGAAAGCTCGTGTGGTTCCCGTCGTACCGTTGACGAAGCGGTAGCGGTACGAGAGGGAATACGTGCCCGTCCCTGGGACTGTGATTCGGTTGGTTGCTCGCGCGTAGCCGTTGGCCGGGCTCAGCGGAGTGGCTCCGAAGCCGAGAGCCGTCACGACGCCCGTGTTGACCGTGCCCGTACCCATCTGGACGGCATAGGCGCCCGCAGTCGTTGAGGACCAGGGGTACCACGTTCCGTTGTATCGGGTTCGGACGAATATCGAGTTGCCGTAGGGCCCGTACGGGATGAAGCGCTGGTAGACGTAGTCTCCAGTTGCAGCCGCATCTACCTCGAGAATGCCGGCGCTTGCTGGTGACGGATAGTTCGTCCCTGCGGTCGCGTCGGCGGTGAGGTTCACCGAGAAGATGCCCGGCGTCATGTAGGTGTTGAGATCGACCGCACCGACGATGGCGACGGTCTTAACGAGTCCGTCGGTGTAGCTCTTCGCCGAGGCAAGGGTGGTTGCGTCCTTGGTGTCGGCATAGCTCTTGGCCGAAGCCAGAGTCGTGGCGTCTCCCGAGTCGGAATATGCCTTGGCGTCGACGTTGTCGCCCGGATCACCCTGGGGACCCTTGACGTTGCCTGCCGCGATGGTCGTTCCGTCGTGACGAACGAGTGTCAGGTTTCCAGCAGCGTCAACGCTTCCGCTCGTGACGGCTTGGTCTTCGATCTGCTGAGAGCGCGCCGCAGTGAACGCAGTTGCTTGGGCCATTGGAAACTCCTTTCACCAGGATTTGATCTTGAACGTGTTGTCGTCGATGTACTCGAGCGAAGGCCAGTTGAGTTGAAAGGTACCGTCGCCGAAAAATGCGAAGGCTTCATCAGGACCGGTCGCGGTCCATGTCCCGTCTCCGTTGTCGGCGATTCGCAGGATCGAGTTGACCTCGAAAATGTCGGCAACCTGCATGGGGCTCGGGAGCGATGCATCCATAGAGTCGTCCCCATAGAGAACACTCTCGATGGCCGAGAGAGCACCAGGCCACGCCGTCTGGGCATCGATCACCAGATGAGCCGAGTTCTTCATCCCAGGAATGGGGAGAGGCGTTGTCGTGAAGTTCCATGAAAATGGATCGGCCTCTCCCTGGTCTTGGGTGTAGGTCACGTCGGGGACGGAAAGAAGGATGTTGTAGACGAGATGGATCTTGTATGAGTCGCCCGTCATTACACGGTAACTCATACCGAAGTTCTTGCGACGTCGCTGCGAGAATATGTCCTCGAATAGCGCGTCGGGGGCCGTGAAGGCTTCGATGGATCCGCCGAATGCCTCGCCGCGAGGGCGTCGGTACACACGGACTCCGTCGATATGACTGGAGAGCTGACCCACCTCAGAAGGAGACTCATTCACGCCCGTCAAGCCGTTCCAGGCCACGCCGGTGCCCCCGGGGGTGTAGTAAACGCCCCGATCGACTCCAGCCTCGTAGGACCTGTCGGCCCAAATAAGTCTGGTCATGAATGAGTCTCCTTCCTTGGTTAGTTCCAGGTGTTGATGTGGGACGTTGAAGCGTCGGGCGTCCCGTCCCAGTAGTAGAAGTACTTGTCAGCATCGACGGTACTTCCATCGAAATATGACTGCACCTTGCCCGTCTTCTCGAGCAACAGGTTGCCGAGCGTGTAGATGACGCAATTGGTTTGCGGGAAGAACAACGGTCTCAAGAACGTTGCGCCGACCGTCGGCAGGCTCGTCAAAGCCATTCGAATCGGCGTGACGCCAACGTTGACCGGAGAACCGTTTGTGTTCTGTGCAGTTCCGGTTTGTGCAGTGACGAGTAGCGCCTGTGCTGGAGCATCTGCCGCCACGTCAACCGAGACCGTGACCACATCGCCATCAACGACTGGAACCGCTAGCGAGCTGGATACCTCAAAGAATCCGGACACGCCGGTCTTAGAAAGCACCCGCAACGAAGCCCCATCCGCGCCTTGCCAAATAACCACGTTCGCTGACGAAGCCACGGTTGCGACGGCCTTTCCTGTGGCGATGGCCGGGCTGTTGTTGGCGGTACCCGTCCACGAATAGGTCAACCCATCGGAAGCCGGCGTGTTGCCGTCAAACCAGGGAAGAGGCACGTCCGTCTTCTCGATGAGTGGGTTGGACACCTCGAGAATCGCCGAGTTCTGGATTTCGGGCAACGACGTGCAGTTGACATAGAACCGCGCTTGAGCGGCTGTTGCTGGAAGAACGCCGCCGGGAATAACGACATCGACCCAACTGCCATCCGCTGGGATGGTGACGTTTGCCCCCGTGGAGATGTTCGAGAGACCCGAGCCTCCCGAGGTGTATGCGAACAACCTCGGACTGATGCCGATAGATGCGGTTGCATTCCTCAAACGAGCACGAAAACGACCGGAGACCGTCTGCCCGGGATCGGCGAGTGGTCCGTCATAGCTGAACATCAGCAATGAGTTGATCGGACTGACTGTCGATGACATCAAGCCAACGTAAGTCAACATGCTGTTCGTTCCATCGCCGGCTCCACCGACGACCGCCCATGTGGGTCGGGTGTACCCCTTAAGGCTGGTGGTGGAGAGTTGCATTCCCGAAGCGATCGACGCACTGGCATTGACCGTTCCCACCCACGAATATGTCAGACCATCGGCCGCCGCGGTGTTACCGTCGAAGTACGGCATCGGAACTTGTGACTTCTCAATGAGGACTAGGTCAACATCGAACTGCGCCGTGTTCGGAGGAGCAGCGACGTTGTTCCATCCGACATTGACCGTCGTAGCGCCAGATGCACCCGCCGGGATTGTGGCGGTGATCGTCACGTAGCGCCAACCGTTTGCATCGGCGGCGCCGGTTGTTTGTGCGGCACTGGTCCATTCTCCACCGGCCGTGAGAGGCCCACGAAGGATGAAATACGGCGCGGCATTGCCCGCCCATCCAGTTCCAGACACTAGTCGCGTACGAACAGTCATTGAAATGAACTCGTTGGCTGCCGTCGAAGCGATGTTCATGGATACGCGCGGAACGGCCGAAGTTCCATCCGCCGTAACTCGCATGCCGTAGGTTCCGGAATATGCGGCCGACGTCGAAGCCGCGAGAGTCGAACAGCCGGTGTAGTTGGACCAACCCGTCGTGTTGTTGGCTTCGAAGTTGGGGTTGGTGCAGAGGTTCCGGCGCATTTCGGATGCGACAGTGACAAGCTTGAAGGCCGAGTTCGCGACAAGGTTGCGTCGAACTTCCGTCGTGAAACCGCCGTATGTGCGGAACCCCGGGTTCGTGGCGTAGTTTGTGCGCGTCACGGGTCCCTCGCTCTGGAACATCGTGATGAGTTCCGAGACGAGAGGCATACGAGGGTCTGCGGCATCAGAGCCATACAGAATATCCTCGATGGCCTTGAGCAGGCCCTTCGGCGTCGACCGAGAGTCGATCACGAAGTGTGCCGTCGGCTTCATGCCCGTCAGGGACGGAGGAAGCGTCGTGAGGGCCCAGCTCTTCATCGTCGGATCGGACGAGTCACCCGTCGTGGAGTACTGTCGATCGGTCGGAGCCGCGAGAGCGTTGTAGACGAGGTGGATCTTGTAGCCGAACGCCTGACCGACCGTGTCGTTTCCGACGAGGGTGCGATATGACAGGCTAAAGGCCTTGCGAGGCTGCTGGTGGGCGAAGAGGCCGTTGTTGATTGCCTGTCGACCATCGCATGGCGCGAACTCCGTCGGAGAGCCCATGGCCTCGATGGTGGCTTCGAACTCTTCCTTACCGGCGATGTTCAGGTACTTGATGCCGTCCATGTAGTAGGGCTTGGCGGCTCCACCGGTCGGGCTCTCGGAAATGGACTTGACGCCACTCCAGGCAACGCCGACGTTGTTGACGTAGAGCACCGTGCGATCGACGCCGGTCTCGTAGAAACGGGTGCCGGGATCTGCCCAGGTCACTCTTGACATTAGTTACCTCCTTTCAGCCGGATGTACCGTACTTCTTCTGGCGCTCTTCGTTGAGACGACGGTTCCGCTCCATGATCTGCTCTCGAGAGAGCTTCTTGGGCGGCGCGTTCTTCTCGTTGATGACTCGAACCAGTGTCATGAGACGGTTGAGATGCCAGTGCTGGCACTCGAATGGGATTTGGAGGGAGACCATCCAGTAGTAGATGACCTCCGCAGTGATGACTTCCTTGTTCTTCTTGTCGTCGTTCTCAGAGAACCAGGTTGCCGTCATCTTGGCGTTGATGTACTCGTTGACCTTTACGACGTGGTCGTCCGTAAGGTACAGGTGAAGATCCGGAGGAAGATTGTCGCCCTGATGCATCGCGTTGATGTACCAGAGCAGCTCTTCCTCGGTCTTCTCACCCTCCCCAAGGAAGGGCTTTTCGAACTTTGACTCCCATTTTGAAAGGGAGACCAGAGAGTGCTCGAGCTCCAAACGGAAAAGCTCCGCGCGCGTGAACCGCTCAACTTTCTCATCGAATAGTTCGGGTCCGTAGATTGGTAGAGAGAGCACTCTCTGGCCTCCTTTCGTTGTGCTAGACCTTGATCAGATCGATCAGGTGGTCTTGGTGAAGAGCCAGTCGTCGTCGACGCCGGCCGTGAAGACGTACGCGCCGGAGGCGGGCACTGCCTTGATGATGAGCGTCGCACCGATGGCGCCAGGGATCTGGACCGAACCGGTGACCTTGACGTTCGTGTCGCCACGACGGTACTCGACACCTGTGACGGTCGGGATCGTGATGAGACCCGCCGTGGTGGCCGTCGGGACGGTCGGGGTGACCACCGTCAGGGCGCCGGCGAACATCGCGATGACCTCGTCCGGGGTGGGCAGACGGGGAGCCGTGCCGGCGGTGCCGTACAGGGCGTCCTCGAGGGCCGAGAGGTTGGACGAGGGGACCTGCGTCGAGTCGACCGTGATGATCGCGGACGGCTTGAGCGTCTTGCCGCCGACCAGCGTGGAGATCGCGACCGGGGTGGTCGAGAAGTCCCAGCTCAGGCCGACGCCCTCGGGGCTGTCGTTGACCGTGCTGTAGCCCTTCTCGGACGGCGACGCCATGGCGCCGTACACGAGGTGGAGCTTGTAGCCGGCGTTCGCGTTCGTGTCGGTCTTGACGAGGGTGCGGTACGAGAGGCCGAAGGACTGGCGGTCCTGCTGGCCGATGTAGACACCCGCCGCCGAGACGGCAGAGCCGTCGCACGAAGCGAACTGGATCGGGTAGGTGAAGGCCTCGATGGTGCCGCTGAAGTCCTCGGCAGACATGAGGTTGATGTACACCTGGTTGTCGGCGTACTGCTTGTTGCTCTCGGCGCCCGACGGCTTCTCCGTGACGGCCGTGAGACCGTTCCAGGCGTAGCCCATGTCGTACACGCCGACGTTGTTGGGGATGTAGAGGACCCCGCGGTCGACACCGGTCTCGATCCGGCGCTCACCGACCTGGTCCCAAAGAACTCGAGTCATGTGTGCATTCTTCCTTTCTAGAAGAACAAGGTGTAAACGTCGTGGTTCAGTCCCTCAAAAATGAAGAACTGGCTGTGTCGAGCCGACGGCAGAGTCGCGATGGCACGATGGATCTGAGAATCAGGATTCCGATCGATAACCGTGATCTCGTACTGGTCGGTGACGTTGTACGGCTGGTTTCCCGCGTGCTTGGTGTCCGCTGGAGCTCGCTTGTACACGACGGCCGGGTAGGTCATCGTGATTCCGGGCTTGGGTTGGAAATATACTTGGGTGTCGTCAGGAACTAGAGACTTGAGAGTCTCATGGAGTTCCAGGCGTCGGTCCGTTGTACACACCTCCCAATTCCAGGACGAGCCGGGGGCGCTGAATCGTCGCGAGATTGACAACCCAGCGCACCCCGTTCCATTCGGCGTACTTCATATACATGAAGTTGTCGAGTGCGAACGCGTCCGCAACGATGCTGATGGAATTCGACACAGATATGTCCGGAAGGACTTGTGTGCCGTCCGACAGCCGGCGTGCGGAACGAACAACTTCTCCGAAATATGGTCTCTCGGTGATGATGTCGTCCCACACGCCGGCTGCGGTTTCCGTCTGCAAGCCGTAGCCGATGTTCCCGTAGAACCGCATAGCCTTGGCTTGCTACAGGACTCAGGCCTTGTAGGCGAAGGTCCAGTCGGCGTCGGTGTTGTGCGGGAAGTTGTAGCCGTCGGCCGGACGGGCCTCGACGTCGGTCGTCTTGGTGATGACCTTGGCGCCGGCGGTCAGCAGGGTGCCGCTGCCCGTCGGGTCGGTGATGTCGTAGTACTGGACGCCCGTCACGGTCGGGATCGTGATGGTGTTCGTGGCCTGGTTGAAGGCCGGGACGTCCGGGCTCACCGTGGTGCCCGACACGCGCTGGATGACGAGGGCCGACTTCGGCTTCGTCAGGCAGCCCGAGATGCGGGTCTCGATGAGGTACTTCTGCTGGTTGTAGTCGATGTCGAAGTCGTCGAACATCGCCAGCTGGCCGCCCTTGTCGGCACCGATGGTGTAGTCGCTCATGTTGACGATGACCGCGAGCAGGTCGGGCTCGTTCTCCATGACCTCGACCACGACGATGTTGCTGACGCGCATGGCCTGGGCCAGCTCCTGCATCGTCGGGTAGACCCGGCGCTTGAGGGAGTCCTTGACCAGGAGCATGTCCGTGAGGATGTCGTCCGTGGTGAAGAGCGTCGGCGAACCCGAACCCTTGTAGTGCTTGCGCGAACGCAGGATCGTCTCGATGATGCCCTCGGTGTCCGTGTTGGTCGGAACCGTGACCTTGTGGGAGTACATCTCGTCGTCCCACGCGATCGGACGGATGTTCTCCTCGTTGATCTTGTCGTCGTCGTCGGGCTCGCGACCGTCACCGATGAGGATCGCACGCGCGAGCTCCTCCTCGAGCATGAAGCGCATCTCCCACTTGAGCCAGGCGATGACGTCGAGGCCGGTGATGTCGACGATGTCGTCGCGGTCCAGCTTCTGCTTCTTGTAGACCGTGGTCGGGGTCGTGACGCGCTTGAGGAGCTTGACGACCTCGTCCTTCTTGAGGTTGCCCTTGACGTAACCCTTGGCTCGGGCCTCGTCCGCCGTCACGTCCGCCGCGAGCGACTTGATGCGCGAGAACGGGGAGTGCTTCGCGCCGTCGAGGACGGGGGCGACCCACTCGGTGCGGCGAGCGATGAGCTCCGGCGTCGCGGAAGCCGCCTGGGCGTCCGGGAACAGCATGTCGATGTCGTCGATGCCGTACGTGCCGGCGTGCGCGAGGAAGGACTCCTTGAGCGAGCCGAGGCGCTGGGCGTCGGAGACGATGACGCCGAGGGCGTCGTGGGAGAGGGTGGGGGCAGCGATCTTCTTGTCGCCGGCGCCCTCGAACAGGTTGTGGGTCATCTCGTTGTTGCCTTCCTTGTCGGCGTGTGTGAGAGCGTCGTCGGACGGGTTGTCCTCGGACTCGTTGTCGTCGTCCGAGTCGCTCTCGGAGTCGGGGTTGTCGGACTCGTCGGAATCCGCGGAGTGCTGCACAGAGCTGTTGCCCTCCATGGCAGCGCCAACCATGTAGTTGACGAGAGCCTGCTGCTCCTCGTTCATGGAGTTCCAGACGTCGGCCAGGGTCTTGGTGTCGCCGGCGGCGTGCTCCAGCTCCTGGTCCTCCTCTTCGACCTCGTCCTCCTCGTCGACCTCGACACCCTCGGGTGCGTCGTCGAGCGAGGTGTGGCTGAGGGTGAGGCCGGTGAAGATGATGGCCTCGTCGTCGAGCGTCGTGATGCCGCCGTCACCGTGGGCGATGGCGATGTTGTCGATCAGTGCGCCCGGGTTGGCGCCGGCGAGAACCAGCGACAGCTCGCGGATGACACCGTGGAAGACCTGCTTGCTGCGCTCCACGAGGTTGTTCGCGTAGATCGACAGCGAGTTGACGTCCTTGTGCTCGACGAGCTGCTTGGCCTTGCGGCCTTCCTTCGAGTCGTTGAAGAAGCCGTACGCGTAGACGCCGTCTTCCCTTGCCTCGAGGATCGCGTGACCAAGGACGTTGGTCGGGCTGGAGTGGTCATGCTGCCAGACGAGCGGGACCTGCCGGCCATCCATGTGCTGGAAAGCCTCCGGCATGATGGTCCGCCCGTCGGAGCACTCGAGATTGGCCTTTGTGGCGTAGCCGCTGAAGTCAGCGTTACCTTCCATTTTGAGGCGTTCTCCTTCCTAGTGGGTTCAACGGCCTTTCATGCCGTTTGCGGGGTGATGTGTCGATCGGGATGCACGAGCCATGGCAGCTCGGAGTTGAGCCCGGGCTGCTTTGATCTGCTTTCGGACCTCTTCGATCTTCTGCTCGTTCGTCATGTCGTGCGTTCCGGTCGACTTCTTCTCAGCTGGCTTCTTGTTCTTGTCGTAGTACTCCGCGTTGGCCTTCTTCTTGTCTGCCTTCTGGGCAGCAGTCAGCGGCTTCTCGCTCGACTTGCTCTGTGTGCCAGTCTTCTCCGGGGTCTTCGTCTTGCTCTTGGAAGAGTTGGACTCCTTGAGTAACGCCTTCAAGGCTGTCTCGAGCTTCGTGATGCGAGCCTTGATGGCTGCAACCTTCACCTGAGCTTCGCTTCGAAGTTGTTCGGGCGACTTGGTCGCCTTGGACGCCTTCTTGCCGAGTCCGCGAGGGGCGTGGCTTCCCGGTCGGATCGAAGAAAGAGCCGGCTTGTCCGTACCCTTCTTTCGACCCTTGAGCTTCCGGGTTCGAAGGTAGTACTCATGGGCCTTGGCCCGGTCGTACGCGTCGTAAGCCTGCGCCATTAACCCTCGATCCCGAGAGTCTGGAAGATCCCGTCGAGTGAGGAGTTGACTTCATCCAGAGCCGAGTTCATGATCGATTCGGCGTCGTTACCTTGGACCGAAGGGTCTGTCGGTGCCGCTGGATCCGCGTTCGGGTCGACCGCTGCCGGATCATTGGCAGGAGGAAGACCCGTGTCGGACTGAGGCATGTTGCTGTTGATCAGCTGATCCGCCTTCGGGTCCTTGCTCGGCTTGAAGCCGAGGACCTGACGGAGCTCGTTGGAGGTGAGAACCTCGTTTCGAGCCAGCTTGTCGCCGATGTCGGCGATCGCGGAGATGGGAAGCAGCTTGAACGGGTCGCGGAAGTACTCGATCGACTGCCCCTGGGAACGGGCCGTCTTCGTGAGAAATACGCGCTTCATGCCCTCCACGACGGCTTCGAGTAGGGGCTCGATCGTCCTCGTGTAGTAGTTGAGCATGGTCTTCTCGTCCGCCGTGCCGTTCATGATCTCTGGGGTGAGACCCAGCTGGCCGTAGAGCTCCTTGGTGAGGTACTCGATCGTCCCCAAAAGGTTGTTCTCGGCCGGGCGGTTGAGCTGCGTGACCTTCTCAGTACCGTCCGTGTAGGCGATACCGTACTTGCTCCCCTTGAGCTGCACCTCGATCTCGTTCCGTCGCTGCTCGGCCTGAGCCTTGCGTGCTTCGGACTTGACGACGTACGGCAGCTGGATGATGAGGTCGAGCTTGCCCGAACCTGCAGCCTCTTCGACCGAGTCCAGAAGCGAGAGCTTCCGAATAAGTCGCTGGAGCGTTGAGTTCGTCTCGTTCATCACGTTGTAGAACGGGTTCTCGATGACAGCGCACTTGGTCTTGTGCACCGTGACCTCTTGACGCTTGCCGGTCTTCTCGTTGTAGACACTCACCCGGACGTGCTGGGGGTACCACTTGACGATATGACCGACGCGCATCGTGAGGACATCGAAGCCGGCCGTGATGCCAGGGTCCACGGAGGTGTCCACCGGGACCAAAGCGAGATAACCGTGCTCGAACATCGTGAGTGCGATGTCCTGCTTGAAGGCTCGCGCCCCCTGGTCGAGGTTGGCTTCGAGCTTGAGGCAGTTGTTCAGACCCGAAACGATCTCTTCCGTGAAACGGTCGTTGTCGTCGAGCCGAACGTGTCTGATGCTGATGGCTGCGAAATCGGTCGCCAGACGGGTGTAGATCGCTCCGACCATAGAGCGGTCATTCGTCGTCGTGATCCGCAAACGATCCGGACGACTGTTCCCGATGACGAAGTCGCCTCCGCCGGGGAATGCCGTCGCGTACCGGTCCGGCTCATTGACCGAAAATGCATTCCATGCATGCTTCAGTTTGTCACCAAATCCCACAAGTCACCTCCTTCCTTTAGATAGGTGGACTCTGGCCTAGACCAGACTGGGCTGGGAAAACGCCTTCATGATCAGGAGAGGGTCGCCGTCGTAGATGACGGAGAACTCTTCGATCTCGCCGGTGTTTGGGTTGATGATGAAGAACGGAGTGAAGTCCGCCTCGTTCGGGTCCTCGAGCTGGCCTCGAACAAGAAATGATCCGCGGAACGGAACCATCACCTTGACCGAGACCTCGGGCAGAGCCTGCTCGAGGAGAGTCTTCGCTTCTGTCGGACTAAGCATTGCCCACCCACCTCTTCAGGAACTCGTTGTTGAGCTCGACATTGTCCAGACGCGTTGTCGATGCACTGGTGATCATCGGAGCGAACCCCGAATTGTCGACGAACTCCTTAGGGCTCTTGAAGGTCTTGCCGGACTGAGCGTCGATGATGACGGGCTTTCCGTCGACCTTCTCGTAGGCGACGCTGTGACCGCCACCCATCAGCCAGGAAACCGCCAGCTCTCCACGAGATCCGTTGGGTTCCTTGGCGATGTGGTCGTAGATGGTCTTCGCTGTCGCCTGCGGGGATGCGCTGACGTAGATCGGCGTGGCAACCGCCTTCTCACCCCACATCGATTCGAAGTTGTCATGCTTCTTGTTGGTCGCCTTGCGGAGACCGTCGGTGTCCTGGCCCGTGGCGTACTTGCTCTTCGTGGCCTTGACGTCGTAACCACGACGACGAAGCTCGTAGGCGAAGGTGCACCGGCGACAGTTCATCATCGTGCCCTTCTCGCCGAAGCCCGGGTTGATCGGCTTGACGACCTTGGCGTGGAGCTGCTCGACGCTCATCTTCTTGGTGAGTGCCGGGTTGGACTTCCAGTCCGCGACGTCGGTCTTCTTGGCGTGCTTCTTACCGCTGTCGTTGTACTGGGCGATCTTCGCGCCGATGAAGGCGGATAGAACGACGCCGCCGTAGATGGCAAGCATCGCTGTGGCAGGATCGACGCCGGCCTTGGCCTGGTTGGTCTTCTCGTCCTGCTTACGGACGCCCCACTTCATTCCCTTGACGCCGTAGTGAGCAAGCCACTCTTCGGGCGTCAGGTCGGTGTCACTCATGGACGCCCTTTCTCTCTTGGTGGTCTCATTTTGACGGTGGTTTAGCTCGGGCGCCAGCTGCGGTTCTTGTCGCGGCCGGCGTTCAGGAGCTCGACGGCGGACACACCGGCGTACAACCGAACCAGGTCGCGCGTCTTGGCCTCACCATTGTTGATGCGATCGAGATGGTCCTGTCGCTTCTCGGCATGCTTCTTGGCCGTGTTCTTCAGGCCTCGATTGGCGACGAGCTCGGCGACGCTGGATCCGCCGATGGCCTTGACTTTGTCGAGCGTGGATCCCTTGCCTTCCGCCACCCGCTTGTCACGGTTGACGATCTTCTGCTGGCGCTCGTTGTACTTCTTGCGGACACCCCACTTCATGCCCCTGACGCCGAAGTGTGCGAGGAACTCCTCCGGCGTCTGGTTGAGGTCTCGCATGGAGACTCCTTTCTAGTTGGTCACTCGAACTCTTCTTTGTGCAGCTTCCAAGCGATGAACGCGTCCATCATGGCTGCGACGTTGTCGATCTTCTCGTCTCGGCGCTGCTTGTAAAGCTTGCGGTTCCCGTTGGTGTCTTCGAGAACCATGCAGTTACCCATGGCGTACTGCATCAGGCGCTCGTCGAAGAGGAGCATGCGCTCCGCCGCGAGATCCTTCAGCTCACCGAGAGGAACCGACTCAGTCTTCGAACCCTGGATGACCTTCTCAATGGCGTGAGGACCGTTGTCAGTGGTCCAGCGCTCTACGAACTCGCGAGCGTTGTAGGGGTCGAAGCCGAATGCTCGAACGTCGTAGTTCTCTGCCTGGATGTACGCGTCGAGATCGTCGTAGACCTCGTTCATGTCCAGGATCGTTCCCTCGAGAACGTGCAGGCTTCCCTCGTCGAGGAACTCCTGGTACTTCGCACGGGCTGCGCCGGGAAGCTTCTTGAGGGTGAGCTCGGTGATGTAGCTCCGAGTCTTGACGCCGAAATTCCCACGCCGCAGCGGGAAGAGGAAGGTGAACGCACAGAAGTCGTCACCCTGTGAGAGGTCCGCACCCAGAGCACATGGCATGTTCCAGAACTCTTGTGGCGCGTGCGGAAGCGTCTCGTCGTAGTGGAAGAAGAACGTGTGACCTTCCATCGGGATCCCGAATCGTTTGGCGAGAATATCGTTCCGAGTAGCAGGAGCTTTCTCGGCTCGCTCCACCTCTTCGTGATAGACGTCGTAGCTGACGGTCAGGTCGATGTTGGGCTGAGCTTTCGGCCACATCTCCGGCATGCCAACTTCCTCGATGTCGTCCAGCTTGTAGTGCCAGATCGAGACGTGCGGCGCCGAGTACTCGCCGTTGAGGATGTTGTTTAGTTCCATTTTGATGGTGTCGCCGGAACCGTTGCGGACCGTGCCCTCCGAAGAGATGGCGACGATCAGATAGTCGGGAAGCTTGGACGCGCCCTGTTCGAGAGCTCCGATGACATCCTCGCGGAGGTCACCTGACAGCCACTCATCGACTGTCGAGATCTTAGGGCGGGCGCCCTGGAGCTTGTTGATTGACATGGGACGAATCTCGACGATCGAGTTCGTGAGGAAGTTCTCGATGCCTTTCTTCGTGGACGCGAGCTTGGCCCGAAGAGCCCGGGATCCAGTTGTGTTGTTCAGAGAACCTTCTGTGAGGAACTTGAACACTGGACCCCGGGCTCGGGTGATGGCCGTCCGGATGGGCGACATCACCTCTTCAGCCTGTTTCATTGTGGGAGCCGTTGTGATCTGCGTTGTCGTCTGAGGATCCACGTTGAGGAAGAACGCCTGGATGCAGGCGGCATACATGGACTTGGCTGCGCCTCGGGCGACGATGAGGTACTGCTTGCGGATCAACCGCTTCTTGACCATCCTGCGAACGTGCTTGCCGCCACGGTTGTCGGCGGAAGGCACATAGACGGTCTTCGACTTGAAGTAGTACCAGCAGAAGATCTGCTCCGCCCAAACCTTGAAGGTATCGAGCAGAACCAGATCCGACCCATCCGTCAGGGTGAGCTCGTTCTCGCAGTAGGCGATGAAGCCTTCCACGGGCTCAGGATCGTAGTAGACGTTGGGATTTGCGATGAGCGCGTCGATACGGTTCATCTCAAGGGACACTTCGCGGTTGACGGGGATCTCTCCTCGCTTGACCTTCTCCCGGAAGATACCGTAGTAGTACGGCACCTCGGTGTTCGACAGAGCCATCGCTCCTCCTTTCGTTACTCAGTGATCAGCGGCGCCGTCTCGGCGATCGCCTTGTGAGCCCACATCGCTGCGGTCTCGAGTTCGGTGAACATGACCGCCTTGGCACGGCTGTCGGGGACGACCTCGTCCAGCTCCTGGGCCAGCTCGGCGAACTTCTTACGAAGACCGGCGTGCTTCGGGGCTGTGGCGTTGGGGCCCTCGACAGTGCCCTTGTGGAAACCGAAGCGGTTCTCGATCTCCTGTGGTCCGAGCATCACTTCTTCTCCTTCTTCTTGCCGTTGTCCTTCGGGCCGTAGTGGTCGACGTACATCTTGGCGATGGCGGCAGTGACCTTGACGCCGATCTTGACGGCCTTGCTGCCCGGAATAAGATCCGAGCCCTTGTCGATCATGTCGAGGGTGAAGTTCTTGTTGTCGGCAGTCACGAGGTACTCCTTGATGAACTTCTTTCCCTCGCTGTCTCGGACGCCTTGCTTCTCGAGTTCGGCGAACTGCTTCTCCAGGTTCATGCGGTTGACCAGAGCCTGGAGCTCCTTGGTGGAGAGTGCATCCGTCGAGCTCTTCTTGGCCTGGCGGTGGTAGTTCGAGACCGCGATCGCATCCTCGGAAGGAGGTAGGTTCTTTCCTCCCTTGGACTTGACCCGCTTGCCCGGCTGGGTGATGGTCACTACTGGCTGTGGGGTGTTGTCCCTGCGGACGCCCCACTTCATGCCCCGAACGCCGTAGTGTCGAAGAACGACCTCGTCGGGGAGAACATGTGCCATCTGTACCTCCTTTCTCGAGGTGGGGAACAAAACGGACTTTTGTCACACTAGTAACACCAGTAACATCAGTCACTCCTGTAACAAAAAATTGGATGACATGTAAACTGGCCGAGATACAGCTCGTGGTCCCAAGACTCGGCAGGTGAGCCTCAGTTGAATAACCACGACACGCTCTAGGATCACCTCCCAGCTCGTGCAGCCTCCCAGCGATCGTTCTCGATCGTGCAGCTGAGACGCCACTCCTGCTCTGCGATCTGCTCCTTCATGGCAGTCAGCACATGGCCGATCTGCGGAGGGTCGAAGGCGAGCTTGACCGTGAGGCCAACGAACGTCTTGACCATGTTGAGGCGGTGGTCATCTCCGATGATGGCAGCCCACGTGGCCTGCTCGTCAGAAATGCTCATCCCTCCTGCGGGTCCTACACCAAGCTGGTCGAGCTTGGACAGGGCCGAGTTGGTATGCAAGAGGATCTCAGCATCGAACGGGGAGTAGTCCGCGGCGAGACCGAGCATCTTCTTGACATCTTGGAGGATGCTTCCGTCAACGTCAGCCAATATGGGTTACCTCCTTCTGTTACTAGTGGTTGTCGGCCGCAAGACGTGCTTTGTACTCGAGCACGGCTGCGTCGATGTCTTTCCGGGTGAGCTTGCTGGCGTTCCCTCGTGTCAAAGACTTGTGGGGCGCGATTATGATGACCGGGTCTTCGCTCCGGTAGGCGTTGTTGATGTCGTGAGTGTCCCTGACTCCACCGTAACCATTCGCCAGAAGCGCGTCGAAGTACTTCGATCGTGCTTGGACTTCGGCCGAGCTCATCATGGATTTGTTGAAGTGGGCAAAGCCCTCGTTCTGGATCCAGTCGTCACCCTTCTTGGCGAAGTTCTTGACGGTACGGCTCTCGACGTCCAAGCCAAACGACTTACCGATATGACCCAGCATCGACACGTCGGCTTTCGCCTTGGCAATCGATCGAGCCATACCTTCTGGGTCTTGCTTGTACGTCTTCATGAAGACGTTCACGGCGTTCTTCTGTGACGGAATCTTGAGATCCGCCACCACCTTCAGATCGTTCTGATAGACCGTTCGAGATTGCCACTCTTTGACGTAGTCGGCATACTCGCCACGATATGACAGACGATCCAGTTCGGTGTGGGCGCCGTAAACTGGTCGACCATCCAGAATAGTCTCCGTCTTACCGGAGACGTTCTGAATCGTAGAACCCTTCTCAAGAACGAGGTCCTTGTTGTAGGAGTCTCGGTAGAGATCCTTCCGAACACCCCACTTCATCCCCTTGACGCCGTAGTGCCTAAGGAATTCGGCGGAATCCATCGGTCAGTAGGGCTGACCCCCGATGAACTTCACGCCGTCCTTTCCCGGCCACGTCGGCAGGGTGACAGGCTTGAAGATCTTCGGGTTGCGGGACGACAGGACGCGGTACATCTCCTTGGTGGCCCGCTGGGCCTGCTTGCCGTAGAGCGCCGACGGCTCCTTCATCCAGAGGCCGACGTTCGCGCGGGCGTAGGCCGGGCTGTTCTTGCAGAGCCACGACCAGACGAGAGCGTTGAAGCGACGGACCGACTCGTTCCGGTAGCCGGGACGAACCATGGATACGTCGACCTTCTTCGAGCCCGTGTAGACGGAACCGGGGATCGGCTTGGGAGCCGGCGGTGCCGTGTGGGTGGACACGTTCGTCGGCGGCTTGGCGGGAGCGGGTGCCGGCGCAGGCTCGGGAGCCCACTTGGGTCGGCAGTAGATGAAGCGCTTGCCCGTCTCGCTGTCCTGACGGATAAGGCGGTAGACGCCGTTACCCTGAGCAGAGCCGCTGTTGTTGGTGTTCCCCTCGATCGTCTGGACGCGACCGCCGCCGAGGTACTTCTCGACGATGCCGGTGTGCACGGTGGCCCAGCCGTCGGCATCTGCGTTCCAGACACCGGGGTGGTACTCACGCATGATGAAGATGTCACCGGTCTGCGGGGGCCAGTAGCCGGTCTGGTCCCGGTCACGGAACCACTTGAGACCGTGCCAGCACGAGGCGTACTTCGGGCCGAGGCTGCCGAGAGCTCCGACCATGTAGAGGACCCACGACACGAAAATGCCGCACCAAGCGACGCCGTTCATGCCGTACCAGGTTCCGTACTTGGTCAGGTTGTTCCAGTTGCCACTCGGGTCGCGACCCTCCATGGTGCCGATCTGGCTCGCTGCCATGGCAACGAACTCACGAGCGGTGGGGACCTTGGTCGGGGTGGAAATGCCGCCCATCATGCTCCTTCCGTGGCGGGACCGCTGAGGTCCACGTCCTCGTCGTCTTCGAGCTCGAGGTTCTCGTCGTCCAGCTCGGGGGTCTGGTCCTTGGCGAGGTCGACCTCTTCCGAGTCCTCGGCGACGACGTTGACCGTGTCCTCGAATCCCTCGGGTCGTGCGTTGGGGTCGTAGTCGCGAGCGGGGTGCCCGTTCTCTCTCAACTCCATTGGTACTCCTTTCGGGTTACCACAACTTTGTGTCTCCAGGTCGACGCTCGACGAAAGGGCGGGGAAGTGCTCTTTCGTCGCCGTAGTGGATTGCGTTGTGGGTCTGGTGGGTGACGCAGATGAGGAAGTCGGGATCGAGGATGTCGTCGTTCCCGTGCTTGATGTCGTCTGGCGTCATCGGGTTCATGTGGTGGACGTAGATCCTGTCGTAGATCTCGTGTCCGGGGAGGGCCAAGTCGCGGCCCTCGTCTCGAGCGATCACCTGCTGGCGAATACGCTTCCACTCCCGAGAGGCGTAGAACGACTGGTTGAGGTAGCGGTCGAACCCGAAGGTGTCCGCTCCGACTTCGCCGCCGAGAGAGAGGTAACGGAAACGTTCCTCGAAGGTCTCGTAGCTGAGAAGCTCTTGGTAGGATCTACTGATCAAAGTACTCCTCCTCCTTCGGCATGCCGGCTTGGTAACCGCGCATCGCCCCGAGGGCTTCTTCGTAGACCGCTTCGATTCGACCTTGGGCCGCCATCGTCTCGCGACGCATCTTGGCGACTTCGATCTCTTCGCGTTTGAGTTCGAGCTCGACGGCTTCGCGGGTCGAACCCATCTTGAGGTAGTGCGTGATGACCTGAGCTGACGCGGTGCCGGCCAACATCTGCTGTTCGGCGACATCGACGGCCAGCGCGATCATCTGCTGCTCGCGACCTTCGGGAGTTGTCGCCTTGCGAGGCCTAGGCTTCTTGGGCTCAGGCTCTGCGGGCTCTTTGAAGTGCCGCGCTGCCATGCTTCAACTCCTTTCGAAGTCTGAGGGTACCGGGATCGAAAAGTTTAGTCAGCTTTCAGGTCAGACCTGACGAGTTCACCAAAGCTTTCGGACACTTGCACCGAGGTTAGAAGTGGAAAGTTTGTACTAAAAGTGCCCCCGGGGCATTTTTTACCGGTCCGGCGATGCAGAGGGGGGCCGGTTTTGCGAGACCCCTCCCCCCGTCTTGACTTTTGAAAACTTTTTGAAATGTTTGGCAAAAACTTAGAGCACCAGCAGGAACTGCGAGTTTTTAGCGTGTGGATTCTTAGGCCCCATTACGCATCTCACAGTTCCTGCTGGTTGTTCTGGTTCAAGAGTTCAACAGCCTTTGCACTGTTTCGCAGGAAAGTTTCTCATGTCCAGAAACCACAGTGTTGGCTCGAAGCCCATGTTTCACTGGTTTCGGAGACGATGAAAGAACAATCTGCACCTAGTACTAGACTGCTGAACTCTTGAAGTCTTGTGCCCTGACCCTTCGATGGACCCCTGTCACGTTCTCGTGGGCGATCTCATCGATAGCCTGTGCGATAGCGTTGTCACGATCCATCTCTGATAGGTCGCTAGGTACAGCAGCAACACGAGCAAGCAGGCTCAGTGTGTTGTGTCCTAGGGCGAGATCCCTGTGGTACCACCCACTGAAGTCAGTGAATGGATCGATGGGATTGTCTACTGTTGTGAGCATGTACTCATCTGCTAATTCAGCCATTGCACTGACCTCCTTACGTGATGCTTCTCTTGAGGGTGGTTACAGAGACCCCTAGTTGTGAGGCGATCTCTGCCTGTGTGTAGCCCTGATCTGCCATGGCCTTGGCACGGTTGGTCTTGGCATCGGTCATCAGAAGGTTCTGTCTTGGCATAGCCAACTGCTTGACAACGTCAAGATCAGAGTTCTCCAAGATGGACTTCAGCTTGCTCGGACTGATGGCCCCTGCCTGGATGGCTGCCCATTCCTGGGTAGTGATCTGGACGGGGGTCTTTTTGGCCCCGGTCCTCACACGAGCCTCGGCTAGTGCCTGGGACTTGATCTTCTTCAGCTCGTCTACATCCATGTCGGGCTTGTTCTTACGCTTCTCGTCGACGATAGCGTTAGCCAGAATCTGGGCGGACCTCTCACGAGGCGAGTTCAGAAGTGCCGTATTGAGCTTGCTGTTCAGGGACGTGACTTCATGGGCATAGGCGCTCTTAGCAGAAGGGCTGTACGGGATGTCCTTAACAGACAGCGTAGCCTTACGTGCATCGTTTGCCATGGCCTTAAGACGGTTGGAGTGATCGGCGTAGATTTGCTCCATCTTCGTGTTGTTCTTTGACACGAGGGTGTGAGCGTTGTCCGTCAGAGCAAGCTTGTCAATCTGCTCCGTCTTATATTTGGTCTGTCCCTTGGCATTGATCCAGTGTTCGCCAGTTTCGACGAACCTCTTTTGGCCGGTGTTGGGATCGATCGGACCGCCCTGCTTGACGGTCGCAAGCTTGCGCTTGTTGATCGTGGCCTGAGAGGTGGCCCTCGAGATGAGCGTTGCCGCACCACCATTCGGGCTCTCTGGCTGATATTTCTTCCGAAGCGCGGCGATGCCATTCTTCTGCTCGGAGTACTTGTAGTCGAGAACGTGCTTCTCAGCATCGATGACGACCATGGAGTGCTTGACCGCACGAGCAAGCTCGCTGTCGGTTGCTCCCTTGATTGTCATATCCGTGATGAGGTTGGAGACCATTCCCATCTCGAAGCCAGTTCCGCGCTTCGACTTGCCCTTTGTAGGGTAGACGACCTTGTTCTCGGCTGCGCTCCAGTGCCCACCGTCGATCGTAGGCATTCCGTCGTACTTCGGGAAGGCCCGCTTGGAATCGAATCCCTTGAGGTCCTCGAGAGCCGGCGAACTCTTCACCCGGCCACTGTTGTTCGGGATGACCAGAACTGTGTCGCCATCGAAGTCGGCACCAGAGAGTCGCTCAGCGACCTTCCAGTTGATTCCGACAGCATCCTTAGCAGGGCCCAGAGTCTTCTTGGCCTCGCGGTGGTTGTTGTTGACGACTAGCTCTGGGATCTCGAACGTGCCTCCATGTGGGAAGCGAACCAGCGCGACACGCGTGCCGTTCTCGAAGTTGGGCGCGTAGATCTCCGTGGGCTTCATCGAAGGGATCGGCATCAGCACATGAGTTGACTGACCGGGCATCATGGCTGCCTTGAGATGGACGGACGCGCTGTCCGTTGACTCGGCGAAGGACTTCAGGAGCTCCCGCTTGATGGTCGGGTTCGTCAGCTTCATGATTTCGTCGAGTTCCGCCTTGCGGTTCGCGTACGTCATGTCGAGCTGGCTCTTGGCGAGTTGCGCGGACTGCTTGGACAGGAACTGAGAAGGCAGGTTGCGAGACCAGGTGTCCCACGATCCTTCCTCACCAGAACCATCCTTGTGGCCCACGATGTTCATCGCCGAGGTGACGAACTCCTTACCCGTTTCCGGGTCACGCTTGACCATCTGCCGGACGGTTGCACCGAACGGGTTGTCCTTGTCGTCCTTCTGCGGCTTCATCGCATCGAGCTTGTTGTCCGAACGCGACTTGTTGGTGTGGAAGAGGATATCCACGCCCGGAGGCATGTCGTCCTTGTAGACGGCCATTCCCTTGAGGTAGTGCGTGCCATCGACTGAAACGCGAACCTGCGCGTAGCGAGCATTACCGATAGACACGTCCTGGACGCCCGGACGAATGTACATCGTTCCGTCGAGCTTGCTTCCGCCATCCTCATCCCAGACCACCCCGACACGCTTCGAAGAAATGTCGAGGGGCTCGTGGATTCCGAGATATGAGCGACCGCCGTCCTCAGAGAACTCCTTGATCTGACGGATCTCGTGGCGCGCTGCTTTGAGATCTCGGTACTCGGTACCGGGAGGGCAAAGCACCTTGAGCGTCGTCTTGTTCGAGGTTCCCAGCTGATCCACCTGAACTGAGTGGACGACGTAGCCCTGCTCCTTGAGGACGGCCACGGCAGTGGCGAGCTTGTCCTTGGAGATGCCGAGCTGTCGTTCCACACCAGTGCCCACGTCGATGAACTTCTTCTCGTCGACCTGGGTCTTGAGCATCGAGGCGGTGGCCTGAAGAACGTCCAGCTTGTCCTGGACGCCGGGCTTCAGATATGAGCGAACCGTTGCCTCGGGCATGTTCAGCCTGCGCGAGATCGCCATGTTGGAATATCCCGTGTCCCGAAGGGACTGGACCATGTTGATGTCGTGCTGACGCTGAGCGTTCTTGGCGATGGACCGAGCAGCGCGAAGCTGAGTGGTGTTCATACCGAAGGCTTCTGCAACCTCGGACTCGGTCATGCCAGACTTCAGAAGCTCACCGACGTGGTCGAGGAACTCCTTGTTGCGCTTCCCGCTCGGGTCGTCTCCACCAGAACCCCAAGGGTAGCGGCCAGAGTGTCGAGGGGTGCCGTAGTGCTTCAGGCCGTCATCGTCGGGGTGGAGTCCGATCGACCTGAGGTATTCCTCGATCCCGATGATCAAAGGTCTCCCTCTTCTCTCTTCTTCTCGATGTAGGCGGAGAAGGTCTTAATCTTCTCCATGACGTACTTGATGTCGGCCGGGAGTGCATGCTCCAGCCTGATCTCGTTGTTCTGGTAGATCCGGAGTTCGATCCGGTCCATGTCCAGGAATGGGTCGAACCCGTACTCGAGACAGAACAGGGCAGCGTATACCAGTAGCTGCTTGAACGAGGTGGGACCAGTGCCAGTCTTCAGATCGCTGATGCGAAGAACACGCTTTCTGAAGGATATGGCATCGACGGTGCCGAAGCAGTCGACGGAGTAGAACAGCACGACCTCAGGTTGCATGCGGTAGCCGATGCAGTCGTTGACGTACATGTTGAACGTCTTCGGACTGTTACGTGCCCACACACCCAACTCGATCATGGTTTGAGCGAGGGCGTGGAGCTTCGTGCCGAGGGCTGCTGCCTGCGCAGTGGTGAGCAGACGATCCAGCTGATCCAGATCGTAGTTCAGCCACGAGTACTTACTTGCGGAGAGTCGGGCGTGATGGTTTTGCACCCCATAGTGCGGCGTAAACTGCATGAAGGATCTCTTCCTTGTTCTCAGGGAATATGAAAGCCGCATAGGACATCTTGCCGAACATGTCGACGTAGTAGTCCTGGTTTGGCTGATGGTTCGCATCGTGAGAGGCTTTCACCTCAAGCATCGCCCATCGACTGTTGTAGAGCACGATGAGATCGGGGATACCCTGCACGAGATTGGCGTCGTTCTTCATGATGAAGCAGCCCGGAAGCAACTCCTTGAGTTCTTTGATCAACTCTGCCTGAAAAACAGATTCCAACTTGGACACGGCACCTCCTAACCAGGCAAAAAGAAAAGGCTTGGTTCCTTCATTATATGCCATGTTTACGATGCGACATAATACCCTTTTTCTATTCGACGAGGCGGAACTGCTGGTAGGTGGGCCAGACGAACGTTCGCTTGTGGGCAGCCACCAGAATCTCGCTCAGGACTAGCCCGTGCTTGACTGCTGCCTCTTGGATCGTGTCGTAGACGTCGCCCGTCTTGATGTCAACTATCTTGGCTCTGCTCTCCTTCCAAATACGTGACTCGAACTGTAGGTGGTAGCGGATGGCGAAGTAGCGGGGGCGCCATGCCAGGTTGCTCGCGGCGCAGTTCGTCTTGTCGCCGTCGAGGTGGATGAGGGAGATGAAGTCGTCGCGGTGCGGTTCCTCGAGGAAGGCCTCGGCAACGATGTGGTTGACCTGTCGGGTCTTGACCTTGCCACTGGTCGTGTCGGGGAGGTTGACCTTGAGGTGGCCCTGCTGATTCTTGCTGGGGTTGAGGATGCGGTCGTACTTGACGTTGCGGATCTCTCCGGCGTCGCTGACCTCGTAGTGGGGGGATCGGGCGATCACTCGCCATTCGGCTGACATCAGGGGGTCATGATTCCTTCCGGAGGTCGATCTGTCAAATGTCAAAAATTTTTGCAAGAAACTTTTTTTCTACATACATACTACCCACTATTTATTTTGGGTATTAGCGCGAATATATAGAATAGTTTTATACGAGATTTTTGACAAAATGACAGATTATTTGAGCGATTCGGGGGTAATACCCAAGATTTGGGCCGTTTTTGGGCCTTCAGGACGCCGCCGACCGATGACGGGCCTGAAGGTATTACCCAGTTTTTTTGGGTATTAAGTAGCCGGCCTGAGGCGACCGAAATCGGCCGTGCCCAGATGTACCGGAACCCAATACCCTTTTTTGGACAGATTTAGGCGGCTGTCTCCAGCGCCCGCATGCTGTACCGGTTCTCATTGAAGTTCTTCTTCTGCCCCAGCGACTTCCGAACAGCCTGATCGATCCAGGAGTTCGACTGGAGAACGTAGTAGTGAAGCTCGGTGAACGGGGTGTTCAACCGATCGATGCGACCGAATGCCTGATGCCACGCCTTGTAGGAGTAGGTGAGGCTCCAGAAAACCATCGCATCTGTGGTGACGCAGTTCCAACCCTCAGAGCCGGCGGTGTACTGAACCAGGTAGACCCAGCGGTCAGTCTCCGGAACTTCCTGGTGCTTGTGCCCGTTCCACTCGGCGATCACCGTTGAGGGCGTGTCGTCGTTCGGCTTGCTCCTTGAGAGAGAGTCGTCCGGTTGGTCCGACCTGCTCCCATCGCTCGAACTCGGGACGGTACTTCCACAGTCGTCCATCGAAGAAGCTTGGATCGAGGTAACTGTCGCAACTGCTGCAGCTGTACTCGACGCCTCCTCCGAACGTGACGAACGCCTCGATGACCCGGTGGAGGCAGGTGTTGGGGTTGGCTCGATCGGGCATTCAGTAATCCTCTCCGTCTCTGATGTGGATCCGCCCGATGCTGAAGTCGGTTGTGGGCGGCCGGAGGACGCTGCCGTCGACCCCTGGGATTCGCTCCCTGAGGAAGCTGACGTTGTTGAAGTCGATCTCGTCTCCGACCTCTTCTGCGTCGACGATGTCGTCGAACACGTTGTGGGTGATTCGCTGCTTGACGAGCTCGGTGTCGTAGTCGTCGAGGAAGCCAAGGTCCTCAACATCTCCAGCTCGTAGTCGAAGTTGTAGAACACAATCAGCCGGGGGTGCTTGGTCATGAGCGATCGCACAAACTCCAATCGACTCGGATCCGAGTTCACAACCTTCCGGGCGACAATGAACAACTCCGCGATGTCCCTCAGTGGTTTCTCTTCGAATACGTTCCATCGGCCCTTGAAGACCCTTTCTAGCGCTTCTGAGTCATGCTCTAGGCAGACTTCGCTGACAATTCGTCGGGTATGTCTTTCGTACGGCATTTCGACAAGGAGTTGTTCCTTGTATCGCACCAGCTTGCCTTCTCCCATGAAACGATCAACCTTGGGGTACTTGGCAAATCGGTTGAAGACTGCATGTTCCCTAAGGAACGCTGTGCGATTCTTGTAGAACCCGTTAGCAACAAATAGAGGGATGTAGTCAAGCCACCCATCGCCAGGCGTAGCGCTGAGCATGATCCACCGATTGCGCTTTGCGATCTTGATAAGCGCATCAGCCCAGGCCCCAGATCCAACAGCTCGTTGCTCGTCGAAGATGAAGAAGGCGTCTGTGACATCGGTGTATCTTCCTATGTTGTTCCAGGAGTCGACCGTCAGTACGCCTGCGATCGTCGCGTCGGGGTTCTTACTGATTGCGAAAGCCGCGAACTCTTTCTCCCAGTCGAGAGAATTTCGCTTCTTGGCTGTGGTGATGATGTAGATATCTCTCGGGGTCTCGTTCCGCACGTAATATGCGGCTGCCGTGATTGACTTCCCCGTACCTACATCACCCCACAACACTTTCCCGTTACCAAGCTTGGAGACAGCATCCTCTTGGTGGGCATGGAGCTTAGGAGGCATTCTCCTCAGCGGACTCGTCGAGTTCCGCCTGGATCATCTCCATCATCTGGTCGCACTCACCGCCGGTCTCACGGTGCTCATTGAGCCACTGGATTCCGTGACGAATGTACAAGCCACAGAAAGGGCACCTGTACATCACGTCCCCCAGACGAGTAGACGAGTCTTACAGCCGGGACACGCGCAGTTCGGTCCGGCCGGCATCGGCTCTGGGTTGGGTCCGTACCACTCCCCGGTGAAGGAGTTGTGGCGGTTCCTCTTGAGGATCTCTCCCGAGCGCTTGATCTCTTCTTCGTACGGATCCGTTTCCATCAGACGTCGTCCGGCTTCGGCTCGATGGCGATGCAGGGAGCACTGGGGAACTCCGTGATCGAATGCCACGAGGGCTTGTGGTGGACCCGACAGATATAGATCCATCCCGTGACCTCACTCCAGTGGGAGTCGTAGTCGCAGGCCTCCCTCGCCGGCTTGCGCTTGCGGGGGTAGACCAGCGGGTGGTTGACCAGGATCATGACGTCCCGCCCGTGAGCCTGCGCTGTTGCCAGCTCCTGCTCGAGGACACGACGCGGCCGACCCGTGAGCTCCGCGAGTTCGTCGAGGTTCCGCTCTGTCAGCTTGCGGATGTCAGGCTTCTCGTCCATGAGACGACGCTCCTCAGATGTTGTTGGCACGGTAGTATTCTCCGTCTTCCCAGTAGAAGGCGTTCCGCTCACGGATTGCCTTGACGAGGCCCTTGAGCACTCCCGGCGCGTGAGCCTTCCAGATCAGCGGGTGAGCGTAGTCGCCGGTCACCTCGAAGTCGGCGGCCTTGACGGTCTTGTACTCGTCCTTGGTGTTGCCGATCGGGAGTGGCTCGTTCGCGTACCAGTGCACGATGGAGCCGACGTACTCGACCTTGCGAGCCCACTTCGGGCCCTTATTCCGCTGACGGTAGATCGACTTCAGAACGAAATCGACCCCTCGCACGTCGCTGAGGACGTTGGAGAACCGGACGTTCTGACTGAACTCATCGTCTTGGACGTAGAAGCTCTTCTTGGGACCGAACAGGAGGTCGGGGAGCGACTTCATGATTACCTTTCGGGGGAGTGGAGGACTTGGTTCAGCGACGCGGGGCCGGAGCAGGAGCGCGGTAGACCGGGGCCGGCGCCTTGTAGACGTTCACCGGCTGCTTCTGCTGGTACATGGGCTTGGGCGCCTGCTGAATCACCTTGGGGGCGGTGACGTTGGTCTTGTCCTTGGGGACGAACGACTTCGTGCCGGCGCTGGGAGTCCAGCCGGTCTTCGGGACACCCTTGGCGATCTGAGCCGTCTGGGGCGCCTTGTAGCCGGCGTACGGGTTCATCTTGGGCGAGGAGTAGTACGTGTTGTGCACGACCTGCGAACCCATGCGGGGCTGGGCGAGGGTGCTTGCGATGAAGTACCAGGCGAAGGCATCGCTGGCGCTGTTGTGGTAGTAGTCGTGACCGCCGCACTGGCTGTCGTCGACACGCTCACCGTCGTGGTTGACACAGACGGCCGAGGACTCCTCCTGGACGTAGGTGCCGCCCTCGCCGCAGGCGGACACACTGAATGCTGCTGCAGCGACCATCAGGGCCGCAAGGAAACGCTTCATGGATGGATCTTCTTTCTAGGGTCTCGGTTGTTCGGACGACGAGGCATCGGGGCATGGTGGTTTCCAGCCTCCTCGTGGTAGATCATGTACTGGTCCAGCTCTTCCATGGTGAGGCCGGTCTCTCGACAGACCTCCGCCATGTTTACTCGAGTGAGGTACTTCACGCCGGCCACTCCAGGATTCCGACGCGCTCGGCGCCTCCGACGACCTCTTCCAGTCCGTCCTCATCGATCCACGTGATGGAACCGGGCTCGGGCGTGCTGTTCTCGATCTTCACGACACGGAACTCCTGACGACGTCCGTAGATGCGAACCAGCGTGCCTTTCGCCACCGCAGCAGCTGGAAGCACGCTGGTCAGGCCCTCGCCCTCCGTGTGGAGCACGTTGACGTCGAAGTCTTCTGAATCACTCATGCGTACGTCTTCCTTCCCATGCCGTTGGCGGCCCGGTGGATGTAGTGATCCTCACCCTCGAGAACGCAGTGGTGGCTGATGTCGCGCTTGCCATCCCGCCAGACGAACTCGCCGCAGACCCGCGAGACGGGCATCGTGCGCCGTGCCTCAGCCTTACGGACGAGCTTGTGGACCTGCTCCTGTCGCACCTTGAGGCGCTCGAGGGAAATGCCCAGAGCGGTGAAGATCGCGCCGAAGCAGATGCCGACGCTGAGAACGAGCTGAACCGAAACCGTGATCATGATTATCTCCTGTTGATTATGGGTTGGTGTTGCGGATTACTTCTTGTCGCCCGTGAGCTCCAGCACGAAGTCCTCGACGACCTTGTAGCCGTGCAGCCGGTACTCCTTCTGCACGCCACAGGGGCAGGTCACCTGCATGAACATGCGACCGTTGAAGCCCTCGTCGATCGTGCCCTTGATCTTCTGGCCCTCGCCCGGGTGGTCGTGGTGACGCAGGTGGAACGCGATGATGCGGGGGTTGACGGCGGCCATCGCGATGAAGAAGAGGTTGAGCAGCATGATTATCTCCCTTAGTGAGGTTGTCTTTCGTGGGCACGGATCTGTGCAGCCACGATCAAGAAATTATCCAGCATGTTGAACGTGCCAACAGGCTTATGACACCGTTGACACATGACGGTGTATTTGTTCAGCGGATCCACTCCACCTTGAAATCGGGGTGCAGACGATATGCGCCCAGCCAGGACTTGAGCATGTTCGAGGTCGGCGGATCCGTCCCGAACCGCTTCTTGTACTCCTCGTTCGTCATCCACGCAAACCTCTGAGTGGCGACGTAGGAGAAGTTGTTCTCGTGCACGTGCTCGAAGTCGAAGTCGGTCTGCTCGGACACGAGGATCGGCCACTGAGCGTGCAGCCTCAGCGTCTCCCGCATGCTCTGAGCGAGGTTGGCGATCGCCATGAACTCCTCGTGACTGATATCGAAGCCCTTGTCCTTGATGTAGTCCTCGACCTCGATGATGCGAGCGTTCAGGAACTCTTCGGGAGTCACTCGATTATCCTTCCGTCGTCCGTCACGCAGACGAACGTCTTGTAGTTGACGCTCTTGAGGTGTCCACCCTTCTCGGCGCACTCGTTGGAAAGCACGCTATGGAACCAGAAGGCAATCGCGAGGGTGATGACGATCAGGATCGCCAGAGCCGGCCCCGGGATGTGGTCGTCACTCGTCCTCGACATCGTCCACCTCGAGCGGCTTGTGGAAGCGGTGCTGGTGCTTGTCCATCTCGATCGAGAGGAGCTCCTCCGTGTCGGCGTCGACGAGAGCGTCGCAGTCGGGGCACCGCTTGCCGAAGGGCTTGACCTCCTGGACCAGCTCGTCGTGAGCCGCCTTCTCCGCGGCCAGCTCCTTCTTGGTCTTCGGGACGAGGCCGTCGCCGGTGAGCCCGCACTCGTCACACCAGCGGGGCTTGCCGTCACGGTGCTGGACGGGCTTGTGGTTGTGGTAGTTCAGCGCGAGGTACCGGACCCGGAGGATGGCGCCCTCGCCCTGCATCTCGCGACGGGCCATGAGCATCGCCGTCAGCTCGAGCTCGGTCTTGCCGGACTCCTGAGCGATCAGGGGGATGTTGTCCTCCGTCACCTCCCGGACGAAGATGTGTGCCACGTTGGGGACGTGGTCCTCGAGCACGGGGTCGGCAGGCATGTCGGGGAGCATGGGCTGCTCGTTCATTCGGGGGTCTCCTTGGGGATATAGCGGATATGAGGTGCCATGACGGCGGTGATGGTGGCCTCGTGGACCACACGGTAGAAAAGAGCTCCAGTTCCGAGATTGTTCTCGTCATCGTACTGAAGCGCCGTGAGATATACCTGGAAGTCGAAGTTGTCGTGGTTCAGGTACTCCTCGAGCGTGATGCAGAAGGAAATGTCTCCGTTGTCTTCCCTCTGCATGTGGGAGGCCAGCCCGATTGAGCGACCGGCCTCCCCCTTCGGACTTAGGACCGTGATGTGGTCCTTGGCCGGAGTAAGAGCGCCATCCAGAACGAACAAGCCGTTCCTGAAATATGCGCCCTCATTGCAGACTACGATGCGGCGCTGGTTCACGCGCCAGTACGCCCCTGCGAGATCTGCTGTGCCTTCTTCGACATCAGGGGAAGACCGAAGTCGTTGTCGACGATTCCATGCACGACGTCGACCTCCGCCTGCTCCCGCTGAGCCAGCAGACGACGGGACTCGGACTGCTTCCAGTCCTTGATGTCGAGCCGCTCCTGGATGACGTCGATCTCCGCGACGGTGAACTGCGTGAGGATGCTGTAGTCGATGATCATCAGCTACCCTTCGTCTCGTGGCAGTGCGGATCGCTGCAAACGCTCCGATTGTCGTAAGTGACCCAGTCGTGCTCGTGCGGTGGCGGGACGCTCGGGTCGTCGATCCGGACCGGAACCTTCTCGGCCATGGTGATCGCCTGCCGGTGCAGAATCGCCATGAGGTAGTCCTGGTCGCGGGTGTCGATGAGCCAGTCGAGAGCCATCCATGTGATCGTCAGGGTGTGGAACCGGCGACCTTCGAGCTGGACGCGAACCGGAAGGAGGATGTCCTTCTCGTCCCAGCCCGCTTCGAGAGCAACGTCCTTCTCTTCCTCGTCCTTGACAAGAATGCAGTGGAACTTCTCCATCACTCCTCCGCCTTTCCGAAGTTCTTCTCACGGTCCATGTAGACCGCCTCGATGATGTCGTCCGTCCACGGGACCGGGCAGACCACGTAGTCGATCCGGTTCACCCGGTGGACGCCCGGGACGGCGTACAGGTTGTCCTTCGGGTCGCCCGGAACCTCGGTGATGGTCCAGACGTAGTGCTCGTCGAGGTCCTTGATGGAGAGCCAGCTGTAAAAGCTCCCGCCGTTGTTGTCGGGCTGGAAGCGCTCCTCGAACTCCTCCTCCTCGAGCCTGACCGTCGGAGCCGGCCTGTCCTCGACATCGATCCGGACGTCGCAGTCCATGTCGGTGCAGGCGATGGCCTGCTGGATCCGGCTGCTCTTGACTCCGGACCTGACCTTCGTCGTGACGTGGTATGGCGCCATGGCCCAGTGGTGCTCGTGCTGACGCTTGGTCATGTCGTGGATTGGGGTACCCATCTCAGTGCTCCTTCTTGACGGAAACGCCGACGATCTCGACGAGGGAAACGGTCTCGGCCTTGCCCTGGTGCGGGTTGCCTTGCGCTCGGCCCGAGTGATCCTGACCGAACTTGGCTGCTGAACTGGCGACGGTTGCAGCCTGTTCCGGGGTCTCAGCCCTGACTCGGACTGTCGACTCGACCGTGACGTTGTAGTAGTGGATCGCAGGCATGATTATGAGTTCTCCTTGATGTGCTTGGCGAGGATGACCTTGATGAGGTTCGAACGAGAAATACCGATCTCCTCCGCCTCCTTGTCGAGCGCTGCAGCCATGGACGGGCGCAGGTTCATGTTGAACGTCGTCCACTCTTTCTCGTCCATCAGGACTCCTTCTTGATGCATGCAATCGATGCGGATTTGGGCCAGGGGTAGCGGTACGTTTCACCGTTCGTCTTGAGCGTGGCGTAAAGCCAGTACGTCCGCTCGCTGTGCTCTTCGATCCTGACGAAGGTGAAGTAGTAGTTCTTGATGATGACGGTGTCGCCCGCCTCGAGCTCGCTGAGCAGGACTCGGTTGTGGTAGTCCATGTCAGTGCTTGGGGTGGTGGACGATGATGGTGGTCGCGTTGACGACCTCGATGCGGCGCCAGTGGATCTTGTTCTGGCGGACCCAGGCGACGATCAGCGGGTCCACGCCGTCGTGCCAGACCGTGTGCTTGACACGGGAGTTGGAGGGGCGCTTCCTCTTGCCAGTCTTCTTGGCCGGGTGCAGCGCGATCATGTCCTTCGAGACCTTGGTGACGGTCTGCGGGTGGACGGAGACGGTCTTACGAACTGCAGTCATTGCTAGCTCCTGATTATGAGTTGGGTAATACATCCAAAATTTAGAAGACCTAAAGCCCTTGAGGGGGCTTCGGATCTTCTTGATTACTTCCAGCAGAACTTGGTGTCATGGACGTAGGGCGCGTTGCAGCACGTCTGCACTGGCTTCATCATCTCCTGCAGCTTCTGGGAATCGGCGTTGATCTGCTTCTGCTTCTTGTTGGCATAGGCGGTCAGGCCGATCATGACGATGCATGCGGCGGAGATGGTGTAGTTGGCGACGGAGGCGATGGTCTTCGTGTTCATGGTTACTCCTAATAATGGTGGTGGGGTCTCATTATAGGCCATGAAAATTCTGCGAGCCAGACCTAAAGCCCTTGTGGGGGCTTCGGATCTTAGAGCGGTACTACTTGTTGGTGATGGCGATGAGGTGCTTCTCGAACAGCTCGAGGGCGTGACTGTTGGTCATCTTCAGTCCAGTGCACTGCTGGTAGTTGACAGCGTTCTCCACGGTCTTCAGAAATGCCTGCGCCGCTTGCTTACGGGTGAAGGTAAGGTCGGGCACGGCAGACTTGAGGTCGCGGTAAAGGCTTTCAGCTGAGGCAGCGAAACTGAACGTTCCGACGGCAACGGTCGCGAGGACGATCTGCTTGATGGCGGCGTTCATGGTTTCTCCTAATATAGTGGGGTCTCTATTATAGGCCATGAAAAACTTGCGAGTTAGATGACGACCTTCGCCAGCAGGAAGTCGATCGCGTCGATGCTGCGCCGGATCTTGCGCGTGCGCTTCTGCGGCAGCAGGCAACCGAGACGAATTTGGAGGTAGAGCCTCTGACGATCAGTGGTCGGCTTGACACCGAAGCGGTACAGGTCGCTGACCATCTGACGGTGGATCTGGATTGCGCGAATGCGAGTGAGCATGATTCCTTCTTTCGAATATGGGTTGGGTACTCTCGCGCCGAAGGCCTTTAGGTAGACCTGCTTAGCCACTGGATTGGTTTCGGGCACCTCCAGCGCGGAGTTCACTTTCGTCTTGCTAGGTTGTATTCAATTTGTACTAGGGCGGTCGATACCACGAATATCTTCCGCAAACGGACCTTTCCTTGGGCACCCTCCACAGGCACCGGGTGTGTATCTGACACACCCCAGCGAGAAGCCGAGCCCTGATACCCGGCTCCTCACTGGTACGCGTCACGTACTATTCCCTCCCACCGTTGCCGCTGTCCCATATCTCAGCGTGACCGTATGTCGTCTGGGCGGTCATCTCTATCGAGAGCCTTTCGCCAGTGGTGTCTGTAACGGGAATATGGATCAGCCTTCGAGCTTCTGCCTCAGCTTCTGCATGACGGCGTCCGCCGAAGCGACCTCGAAGGTCTGCTTGAGAGCGGTGTCGGTGTACACCTTGAAGCCATTCTCGGCCTGCAGCACCCAGTCGCCCACGAAGGCACGACGCTGACGCTCGTTGGCCGGCCGGTGGACGTCGACCTCGATGAAGGGGCTCGGCTTCTTGCCCTGGATCTTGGGGGCGGTCTCCTTGAGAAGGCCCTTGCACCAGTTGGCGACCTCCTCCATGTTCTCCTTCGTCACCCGGATGCCGTCGACGTAGAACGGCTTTCGGACGAAATGGGTTGTTGCCAGTGGCGTCTCGCTCATGTGAATATCCTGTTCGTTCTTGTTGGGTGTCGCAACTATTGAGGGGTCTCGTTAGTGCTAGGCGACCTGTCGGCTGCCCTTGTCGTAGGTCTTCGTCACGCCACGGGGACGGATGACGACCATGCCGGCGTCCTGTGCCCGATGCAGCACGGCTCGGACAGCATTGCGGCTCATGCCGAACGCCATCTCGAGATCCCTGATGCTGAGGCCGCCCTTGGCGTACTCGGACACGATGTTCTCGTCACGGGATCGGTTCTGCTCGCGCACCCGCTCCCAACGCTCACGGGCCGACGCCGTGATGTTGTCGATGTAGTTCTGGTCACGAGGACCGGTCTTGAGCCCCTTGTTCCAGGGCTGGCCCTTCCGCTTCTGCTTCGCGATGATTTGACCGAGCAGTTCGGGGAAGAGGTCTGGCGTCCCCGGCTCGATGCAGACGTGGTAGTTCGGGCGGTTGCACCACTCGTTCTTGCACGGCGTCTTGGGGGCGTTCCAGTCGATGTCAAGCATTTTGGGGGATTCTCCTGAATATGGGTTCGGCCGGCTCAGATGCCGGTCTGCATGTTGAGGGACATGGGGCAGGTGTAGTGGTGTCGGTGCTGCTCGGTTGCTCCGCACTTGGAGCAGGGCCGGTGGTGACGCGTGAACCGGGTGGGAGCGTTGTTCAGGCCGTGGCTGCGCTCGGAGAGGAGCGTGTAGGTCCGGCCGCCGTCCGTCGAGAAGGCCTCCCCGTTGCGGCGGTTCTGGTGGAGGTTCTCCTCGTGCTGGTGCCACTCGTCCGGGTTGTCCGTGAGCGGCCCGAGGTTCTGGAAGTTGAGGATGCCGCCGATGACGGCGATGCCGATCTGGACACCCCCGCCATCGAGCTCCATGTCCTCGAACGCCTTGACGACCGCCACGTACTTCTCGGTCATCTCGGCGGTTTCCCCGATGGAGGCGAGCTCACGACGAGCGTGGGTGACGAGCTCGGACTCCGAAATGCTGTTGTCGTTCATGATTCCTTTTCTTGGACCCTGTAGATATGGGAAGGGGAGTTGCTGCGGGTTCTACTCGTCCTCGTCGAAGCCCTGCTCTTCGTTGGTTATCGCCTCAGCGATCCAAGACTCGGCTGGGTTGATGAAGGCGTCCGGGTCGACGAGACCCACGGGAACGGAGTCGACGACACCCCACTCCTCCATCTCGACGGCCATCGCGTCGTTGAGCCTGTGCTTGAGCTGGTCCTTGGGGAACGGTCCCCAGTAGGCCACGCCCTCCTCGGGGTCTTCGTGCGTGAAACGGATGTAGTGAAGTGGCTGATGCATTGTCTTCGCCTCCTTCGCCTTTCTTTAGTCGTCGGTGAGATCGGCCGCTTGCTCCAGCCAATACTCCCGTGAGTTGATGTAGAACTGGGATGCCTCTTCGTCGGTCATCTGGAACTCTTCGAGGGTGCCGCAGTCCGCCATTGCATCGGCGAAACCGTCGTTCATGACCTGTGTGAGTTCTTCGTACTTGAACGGCCCGAAAATGGCGACGCCGTTCTCTGGGTTCCGCTCGTCCTCGTGCCAGATATACCAGCGGAGGTTGCGCTGGAAGACCAGCTTCTCCAGCTGCTTGAGCTGGAACTTGCGCTTGAACGTCTTGAACAAGATTCGGAACATAGAAATATCTCGCTTTCGCGTAGGAGGTGGAGGGGCCGACAGCAGCGGGGAGTCGGCCCCTCCACGAATATGGGTTACGGACGAACGGGGACTTCGTCGTCCTGGATCTGGATCAGAAGATCCGGGTGGTTGTTCTTGATGTGCTCGAGCCACTTGGCCTCGGTGTCTGCCTCACGCTGACAGCGCGGGCAGTACCAAGGATCAGACGGGTCGTGCGTCTGCATCCTCGACCTCCTTGAAGTCGTGGAAGAGCGAGGCCTTCGACGTGACGTAGAGCCCGCGATCCTCGCTGATGACCACGAAGGCGTTCGGGAAGACGACGTTGATCCGGTGTCGGTCGACGTGGCTGAAGATCCGAACCTCGTCCGAGACCAACTCCTTGCCGTCGTCGAAGACGGGCGGAACCCACACCACGGTGTTGTGACAGAGCCGCGCCCGAAGCCAGACCGCCAGAGCCTCAGCCGACTCCGCGCCGCCCTCGTACTCGAAGGCCTCGACGGTCGTGGGCTTCTTCTCGAGCAGCATGCTCACTCGTCCCAGGGGGCGGGCTCGACGATGGGCTCCGAGTGGCTGTGGCCGGAGACCGGGACGTCCTGGTACTTCTGCTCGAGGGCGTCGAGCTCCACGACGGCGAACAGCGACTGGACGTAGGCCTTGACGCCGGAGTTGCTGCGGACGGCCCACTCGTAGGGACGGATGATGATGTCCGCCTCCTTGATGTCCGCCCAGTCGAGCATCTCGATCTCCTGCTCGCCGAGAGGCGTGCGGTTCATGCCCTTGTCCGTCTTGGTGATCATGACGACGCGCGGGGGCGTCTTCACCAGCTGGCCGAGCTTGTCGCGGTACTTGACGGAGACGGGGATCCAGTAGTCACCCTCGCCGCCGTCGGGGCTGTCCTTGAACTTCTTGACGGGCCAGCCGTCCTCCATCATGGCCTGGGCCAGCTCCGCGGGGAGGATGACGCCGGTGTTCCGGTCACCCTCGGCGTTGAAGTCGCTGGGCTTGCCGCTGAAGTTGCGCAGGACGAGCTGAGCGCCCTCGATCGTGACGTTTCCGAGTGCCATTCTTGTAATTCTCCTTGATATGGGTTGGTTACTGCTCGGGGGTGATGCTGACGAGGAAGACGGCCACGCCGTCAGTCCCGTGGTGGACCCAGGGCCGGCCCTCGATGAAAAGCTCCGCGTTGTTGAACGGAACCCCATCGAGAGCCGACAGGTCCTGGTCGTACTCGGGGTCGATCCTCACGAGGACGTACCACGTTCCGAGCGTCTCGTTGAACTTCAGAACCCAGCCCGCATCCTTCATGGGCTGGACGTGCTCGGGCGGGATGACCGCCACGAAGTTGCGCGAGTTCTCCGGCCAGTAGGGAACCGGCCTTCCCGAGAAGTTGCGCATGAGGATGAGTGCGGACTGAAGGTGGTACATCATGGGGGATCTCCTAAATATGGGTTGGTGTTAGGCGGCCCGGTTCTCTGGGAGTTCGTAGTCGCCGGTGTCGTCGATGAACTCCTCGAAGTTGCCGAACTTCTCGATGGTCTTGATCGATTCGTACTGCAGGCCCTCGAAATAAGACATGTCGAGATCGACGTCCCTTCCGCGAGCCTTCGCCACGTCCGCCTCGAGCCAGAAGAAGCCCTTGGTGCCCGTGACGGCGTACTTCTTCTCGTCCTTGATCCGGAACAGCAGACCGCCGCCGGACTCAGGCGTGACGGGAACGAACGTCCCGATCTTGCCGACGAACTGGAGCTTCTTGTCGCCCTCCGACAGGAACATCGGTGTGCTGACAGACTCGAAGTCGAGGTACATCGTTCCCTGCTGGACCTGCTTCGGCTCGACGTAGTCGTTCCAATCCAGCTTCTCCTGCGAGAACAGGGTCTTGAAAACGTACGGGTGCTGGAACTGTGCGCCCGTTGCCGTCCACTTGCCGATGAGCTCCTCGTCCTCAGCCCACCCGTACTTCGCGATGTACACCGCGTCGTTGACCAGAGCCATCCGGTCGTAGGTGGCCTCGTGCTCGAACGTGTAGCCGTACTTGGCTCCGAAGTCCATGACCTCCTGGATGATCTCCGGCGTGGCGTCCGGGATCTTGATGGAGTCCGTCTTGATGTGCGCAGCGATGAAGCCACGGCTCTCGACGAAGTCCCTCAGGTCCAGCATGAACAGCGCGCCCCGCTTGGCGACGATGTTGTCGACATTGCGCGGGTCCCTGAAGGGGTTGTCGAACTTCGCCGACGTGAGACCGTAGACGATGTTGATCACGATCTTCAGGGCGTACGAGAGCCTCTTGGCGTCACCCGGGTCCCCGAGATATGGCTCGAGCTTCCCGTCCAGCATCTGCTTGGCCTCGTCGTACTTCTTGTGCTTGATCAGCAGACGAGCGTCCAGCAGGTCCTTGAACTTCGGGGTGAAGGTGTCCCCGAACGCGTTCAGCTCGATCAGGGACGTCGGGTGCATGGACGCCACATCGAGCAGCGCCACGTTCCGGTAGATGCCGGGCTTGGCACGAACCAGACCACCCTCGCCGACGAACTCGCCCTTGTACGTGCTCTTCTCGCCCACCTTGGCGTAGGTGTCGAACTTGTAGCCCGGGAAGTCCCTGCTCAGGTCCGTGTAGACGAACTTGGACTGCGGGTTCTTGTCGTTCCCGAAAATGATCCGGGCGGTGTGCTTCTGCGTCGTGTCGTTGACCGACAGTCCACTCAGCTCCGCGAGGATCTGACGAGCCACGAGGTCCGCCTTCCGGTCCTGCAGCGTTGCGTCGGTTCCCTCGACGTCGTTGCAGCAGTAGTCGACGACCTTGTCCACGAGCTCAGCCGGCACCGGCTGGTCCCACGGGATCTCCATCTCGACCTTGTGGATGCCGAGATCGATCATGAACTTCTTCAGGCCCTGTTTGACCGAGCTGAAGTCGTAGATATCGGCATACGAGAGGTTGTAGGCCTCCGGGAAGAACGCGCCGACACTGCCGTTGATGATCGCCTGCGAACGCTTGTACAGGGCCATGTTGTCGTAGCCGAGGAAGCGTGCGTAGAGGATGTGGTTGTCGTACTTGCGGTTGTTGAACCCGACCAGCTTCATCTGCATCAGACTGGCGATCTGATCTGACGTCGGGTTGATCATCCGGACGATGGTCTCCTTGGGAGCACCTTCGTACTTCCAGCAGACGACGAAGAGGTTGGGATATACCTCAACGTCGAAGAGGACCAGACGGTCGTCCTTCGGCTTGACCAGAGGACTCTCGCGCTCCTGCAGGTCCTCGATTGTCTCGGAGCCCGTCCATCGCATCGACTGCACGATCTTCAGGGCCTGGAGCGGCTGGTTGCTCGCCGAGTTGGCGAACGCGAGGATACGAGGCCTCATGTCCGTCACGTCGAACGCCATCCCGGACTCGTACGCCTCGTCGAGGATGTGCTTGATGAAGTCGATCGAGGGCTTGGTCCCTGCGTGGAACTCCTTGTTCAAGTTCCTCTGGATCAGGTCACGCAGCCCCTTCTCGCTCTTCAGTGTGTGGTCAGAAAGCACTTTCTTCTCCTTAACGGGCAACTGCCCGGGATTTAGGGTCGCGACCTCGAGATTGTTGCACTTCGAGAGTCGACGGCGTAGCGAAGCATCACCGAGTAGGGTCTTGACCTCGACCCCTTCGGAATATAGCGCCGCCAGTTCTGTGACGTCACCGCTGTAGTTGTAGTGCAGGTGGATGCCGTTGCCTCCCTGGGACAGCTCCGCGTAGGTGCTGGGCCAAGAACTGGCGGCTTCCATGTTGAGCAGGAGCGACTTCTCGCCCGTGTCGTCCTTGAGGTCGAAGTCGATGATGACGTGCTCATCCGGGATCTTCACGAAATGGATCTCGTGCGTGTCGATCTCGGACAGCGTCGTCTTCACGTTGGACCACCTCTGCGAGGGGATGATCTTTCCGAACTCATCGAGCCGACCCATCTGAGCTGGCTGCTCAGCATAAATAAGATCGAACGAAGAGACCTCTTCCTCAAGGCTGAGCGCGAACGTTGGTGGCTTGTCCGGCTCCTTGTTGATGACGACCTTGAACTTGTCCGCGGTGAAGCCCTTGAAGTAACTCCGAACTGGCTCGCCGGCCACAGTAGTCCTCTCATGGAACTCTTCGAAGTAGTTCTTGAACTCCTCACGGAACTTGTACGCCGGCAATATGCGATCGATCGTCGACTCCGAACACCACTCCTTGTAGAGGGCGTAGGCCTGCTTCAGCGATGCGCCATCCTGACTTTTGAATATGTCGAAGTGCGCCTCGATGAAGTTGAAGAAGACGTCCGTCTGGAACATCATCTCCAGCGGCTTGTAGCCGTTGTACGCCGACTTACCACCGAGCCCGCGATATACCTCAAGACAGTGGTGAGCGATCGCACCCAGTTCGAACTGGATCTTTCCGACGAGCGAGTGGTAGTGCACCGGCGGAATGATGACTCCCGTCGGGTGGACGTCGATCAGGCGTCGGATGATGCCCGACTTCGAGTCCGAGATCTTCACCGGAAGGTTCGTCCCCATGAACAGGAAAGCCAGGACCCGAGCCGTGTAGCTGGGCTTGTACTTCTCGTTCATCGTCATGTCCTCGTGGGAAATGATCGAGTTGAACTTGGAGTTGTCCTCCATCTTGGACAGGTCGCCGTCTTGCTGGATCGCAACCAGCGGGTTGTCCTTGAACACCTCGGTGGCGAACGCAGCGTTGTTGGACGTGAGCGCCTTGGCCTCGAACGTGGTGGTGTAACCCACGAACAAGTCCGCGATGACGTTCATGATGGTGGATTTGCCAGTACCACCCGGTCCGTAGAACACCAAGAACTTCTGGATCTTCTTCGCTTCGCCGGCGACGATCGCTCCGATGGCCCACTCGAACTTCGCCTTCTCCTCGGGGGAATATAGCGTGTCGGTGAGCTCGTCCCAAGCGCTGTGATCGCCTGGTTCGAGAGCGTAAGGCAGCCGCCGGCTCACGTAGTCCGACTTCTTTACCTCTGTGTTGGCGAAGGTGAGGTTCTCATCCAACGGGTGGCTGTTATCGCTGATGTTGTTCAGGAACTTGCGGAACATCGCCCAGTTGTTGCTACCGAACGATTCCATGGTTTTCACCTTGTAGGTGATCCCGTCCCGCTCGCTCTGCATCTTGGCAAACTCGAACAGCTCTTCGTCGACGAGACGCTGGACGGCGTACTCATCGGTGGACCAGAGGCCCACTTTCTCGTCCCAGATCGCGTAGAACGAGCGTCCTCGAACCATGAGATCCTTCGATCTGCCGACTCGGAAGTCCGGAAATATCTCCGGAGGCTCTCCCTTCTTGCCTTCGCGAATCCCGATTGTGAAGAAATCCATCAACCCTCCTTTCCTATTATCTGTCGTTTTCCAGAAGGTACGCGTTCATCTGATACCAGATCTCGCACTTCCGCTGATCCATGCGCGGGTTCTTGAGAGGGAACAAGCCCCCGTTTCCGTCGGGCTCGTAGGTCCTCCAAATAACCGCGTCGAGGATTTCATCAACGTCAGCCGGGTCGATCTGCATTCGGTCGTGGAAGACTTGCAGGCCCAAGTTCTGCATGAGGTGCCAGAACCACTCTGCGGGGGTGCCGTCGTCGAGAAACGACACCCTCCGCGAAAGTGCCAGCAGCATCTCGAAAAATGAACAGCCGAGACTCATCCACCTCGGGTCCACCTCGATACGCATGCTGTTGACGAATTCGTCCCTCAGGGCTCTACCATCAGCCATCCGGTTGTCATCATTGGGGATGAGCCAGACGTATTCCTTCTGGTAGAGCAACCTGAGGATCCTCCGATGTGTCCTGGAGGTTTCACGAACTTGTACCTGCCCGACTTGACCGCACAGCCAGTTGAAATAGGCCTCGTCAATCGGGACGGCGTCCATGGGTCAGTCGCCGAGCCTTCGACCGCGCTTGGGCATGCGCTCCACGATCTCCTCGTCGTCGTCGAACCCGAGGACCTGCACGGCGTACCGTCCCTCGTTGCGAGCCACCTCGAAGGCGAGACCGGCCTTCTTGTTGAAGACGTAGACCAGGTGCTCCTCGCCCGACCCGTGACCGAATCGCTTGAGGTTGGCCTTGCCGACCGTGCCGTCGATGTCCCCGATGATCCCGCCGGAACCGTCCTCGAGGACGTCGTCGCCCTCGTAGTAGGTCACCTGCATGGTCTCGAGGTCTCCCTCGTTCTCGAAGAACTCGTCCTTGGTCACGATGAACGGGTTGGCGTCCGTGCGTCGGGCCAGCTCCGTCTCGTAGTCCCAGCCCTCGTACTGCGGTGGGGAGACGATCTCCTCTTCGAACAGGTTGCGCGTCTCCGCCGGCTCCGGCTCCGCCGGGACCTCTGCGACCTCAGCCTTCCGAGCGCTGACGATCACGCCGTCCTCGACGACGGTGAGGTGAACGTCCTGGCCCTGGTACTTCTTCATGGCCGCCTGAGCATCCGGGTAGTCGTCCGGGATCAGCTTGTTGACGGCCACGGACGGCGTGTCCATGCCATCCTTGCTGCGGTGGGCGTAGAGGATCCGTGCCTGCTGGATCTCCTCCTCCGCCATGGCCGCGTACTTGGGCTCGAGGTACTTCTTGGCGAGACGGTAGCCGATCAGGGCGCCGGTGCTGAGCCCGATGAGGGCCGCTCCGACGATGATCAGCGGGTCGTGCTTGATGACCTCGACGGTCTCGACGACGGTGGCAACCGCAGGCTCCACGGCGTCGGCGATCTGCTCAGCGATCTGCTCGCTCATGTTTCTCCTTGAAATATGCGTTGAAGGGTGGGTGTCAGCGACCGACGGAGTCGATCAGCTCGTAGACCTGGCCGGCGCAGTTGAAGTCGAGAAGGATGGAGTCCTCACGACCGACCATGAAGTCGTGGAACTTGTCCATGTTCTCGTCCTTCCAGCAGCCGAAGTCGACGTAGTTGTCGCCCGGCAGGTCGGAGCCGAAGACCCAGCCGCAGACGGCGCCGGTGCTGGTCTTTTCCATGCCGAGGTTCTCGAGCACGTCGTTGAGCAGCACGTAGCCGTGTGTCTGCAGGTAGTCGTTCCAGTAGGTCTCCTGGGCCTTGAGGAACACGACGTTGTACTCCGGGGTGGGGTTCCACGTGGAGAGGTGCGGGCCGAACATGTGGCCGTAGGGGTGGTTGCTGCCCGTCGCACGCTTGACGCGGTTGACGATGGGCTCACCCTTCTTGCCCTCCGAGTAGATCTCGACCTCCTCGTACTCGTGCTTGAGCAGGTTGGCCTTCTCGTCGCCGATCTCCTTGCGGACCCGGGACTCGTACTCGCGGTACGCCTTCTCGAGGCCGGCGTAGGCCAGCATGAGGGCGCCGTTGCGACGCTGGAGCGTGACGTGGGAACCCGTCAGGGCGCCGAGGGCGACCGAACCGACGATGACGGCCGGCGCGTAGAGCTTCGCGATGTTGATGACGCCCTTGACCTGAGCGATCATCACGTCCTTCTTGAACTCGTCCTCGTCCTTGTAGAAGGGCTTGCCATCGTGGCCGTTCTCCCAGAGGAACTCGGCCTTCTCGACGTTGGCGTTCGTCTCGTCGACGATGTCCTCGAGCTTGAGGGTTGCGCGGCTGGCGAGGACGACGGTCGTGACTCCGAGGACGACGCCAGCACCGAACATGATCGCGGGGCTGTTCTTCTTGGCCTTCAGCAGCTGGATGCTGTACTTCCGGGTCACCGTTGCGGTGAGGTCCTTGAACTTGCTCATGTTGTGTAGATCTCCTTGATCTTGTTATCGCTCTTGAGGCGTTGGAAAATGACGTAGACCTGCTCGTCACTCATGTGGCTGACTCGTACCTTCCAGGCGTAACCTCGATATGCGTTTGCAACCGCATTCCGAAGATCCCCGTTGAACACGAGTTCTTTGCGTGGACGGACGTCGAGAGAGGCGCAGTTGAAATCGCCACAGCTACAAACGTCCCGTCCTCGGTAGTGCACTACTTCGTGAAGTTCGTGTGTGTCCATGGCGAATATCTCCTACTCTCTTCCTCGTTCGATGTGCTCTTCGTCTTCGAATTCGTCGTCCATCAGCGCTCCAGCGCCTCCGGGGTCGGAAGGTCCAGCAGGTAGCCGTCGCGAACGCGAACGGCCGTTGCCCCACGGAGGTTGGTCCACCCGTGGTTGCGATCGGTGTAGTTCGAGGACATGCCGGCCATCTCGAGAAGCTCGGCGACGGTCACGACCTCGTACTGGGAGACGATGTTGAACATCATCTCGAGGATCTCGAGCGCCTCAGCCCTCGTGGGGATGACGATCTGCCCGATGTCGTAGCGCCCGCCTCGACGGACTGGTGCGGCCGACGACGAGCGAACCGACTGGCCCTGGCTCATCCGGTCGTACGAGACCTTCGGTCCGGTGTTGCTGGAGAGGCCCTGGCTGGGACGCGTGCCCGAGCGACGGCCGACGGAACGAACCTCGCCATAGAGACGCTTCTCGATGCCCTGACTGAAGGCGTCTGCCACCGCGTCCTTGGCCGCCGGGATGAGCACGTCGTGGACGACGTAGTCGATGACGCTGTGAGCGCTGTCGCCGAGGAAGAAGTTCTTCAGCTTGACGCCGAGGGGGGTCTTCCGGTGGATGGCGGCGTTGCCCTCAGAGACGATCCGGCCCACCTTCGGGCGACCATCGTCTTCGATGTTGGGTCCGTCGACAGGCTCGCCCTTCGGCGACGACTTCACCTTGTTGTAGTTGGTCCCGGGGTCGCGGGACTTATCGGAGTTGTCCGGGAACGTCTCACTGCTCATGAATATAGCTTTCTTGTAGGCGAACAATTAGAGCCCTTGAATGGGCCCTAACTGGGTTGGGTGGGACTTGGTAGGTCAGGCGTTGAGTGCGTTCTGCACCTTGCGCTTCTCGATGGCGTCAGCCGTCGCGTCAACCAGGGCGTCCGTGACCGGCTCGAGCTCTTCTGCAATGAAGTAGCCGGCAACAGCTCCAACGATGAGGGCGACGTGGTTGTCACCCGTCGTGGGAACGATGGCGGTTAGGGCATTGCGGACAGCAGCTCCAGCAGCGGTCTGGACGATGGTCTTGGCGGCGAACTTGGCGATACGACGGGGCTTGGCGTTCACGGTATTTCTCCTTTTGACTGTAGGGGTCTCATTATAGGCCGTGTAATTTCTGCGAGTCTGGGCGCCTTTTTAGCTGCGCTGGCACGCAGCCTTCGGCGGTCTTTTACAAGCTAGCGTCCGGATTAGGGTGAGACCCTACAAGAGGCCCTCGCTGCTGCCCGTTGACTCACGGTGAAACGTCAGACCGGCTGGACCGGCGAGAGCTCACCATTGCGGATGCGCTCGAAGACAGCTTCGAGGTCGTCCTTCGACATCTTCGCCATCTCGGCCGGCGTCGGCAGGTTCTGCGTCGCCTTGTCCTGCGTGTTGTCGGGCTCGGTCGAGATGCCGTTCGCCCGCATGCGCGCTTCGAGCTTCGCCGCCTCCTGCTCGAGGTTGGACGGCATGATCCCGTTGACGAACGTGGCTGCGAAGTCGGCCTCGGTGACGAGCTGGAGGAAGAACTCGCTGTAGGCGTCGGTGCCCATGAACCACTCCGAGCGCTCCTTGGACTGCAGGAACGACTCGCCGTCGTCCGACTTCACGCCGTAGGACATCGCGACGATCTCCTTGAAGGCGTCGATGATGTCCCGACCCTTCTTGGACTCGATGATGCGCTGGAGGCGCTCCTTGAAGCCACCCTCGGCGGCGTGGACGATCTCGAGCTCGACCAGGAGGTCCTTCTTGATGTGGAAGTAGAAGTCCCGTTCGCGGTCCTCTCCGTCCAGCGTCTTGTACTTGATGGTCTGCTTCAGCATGAATATGACTTTCTTGTCAGATTGCGGGGATGACGGTGATGGTGATCTGGGTCTTCTCGTTGTTTCGGAAGCCCAGCATGTTGGGAACACGCTCGAGGTACAGAGCGAGATCCGAATATGATTCGATGATGCGCGGGATCTGGACCGTGTCATCACCGAAGTCGATCTCGACCTTGAACATCAGGGCTGCACGAACCCGCGTCGCTGAAGCTTCGACATCTCACGAGCGACACCCGAAAGCGTCGTTCCCGAGTAGGCCTGGACGATCTCGACGTCGTCCTCGCAGTAGGACTGCATCTCGTTCCAGGCCTTCTGCTTCTCCTCGATGATGGCCCGCAGGAGGATCAGGTAGTTGAGATGATCGGTGATCTTCTCGTTCCACTTGTCCAGCGGGAAATGCTCACCGGTCGCGATCATGTCATAGACCGAGACGGTGTGCTTGACCATCATGCCGGCCAGAGCCTGCTCGAGCGTTTCGCCCGTCAGGTTGGCCGCGTTCCGGAAGTTGTGCAGAACGTCCTCGTCGCCGGCGTACTCGTCACGCTTGCCGACCATCATCTTGCGGACGACGTCGATCTGGTTCTCGAGGATCTCCTCGAACTCAGCCCTCTGCACGAAGGTTCTCCTTGTAGGACGGGTCGTACTCGTTGCCGCCGGCGGCCTTGGCCTCGCTGGCAGCGGTCTTGGCCGTGTCGACGATGGCGTCCTTCGTCTCAGCGACCTTCTCGGCCGTCTGAGGGAACTCCTCCTTGAGCTCGGCGACGACCTTACGGTGCTTGCCGCGCAGGTAGCGACCGGCGCTCTTGGCCTTGTTCCACAGGACCTCGTCGTAGCCGGTCTCGTGGAGGATGACGACGGCCGCGACGATGATGACCCCGCGACGGATCTTGATGGCGGTGGGCGTGCCGAGCTTCTCCGCGACGAGGACGGCGGTCTGGTTCGCCTGGATCTTCTCGTAGGCCGTGTTGAACGCCCTGGCGTAGGTCGGGTCGGTGTAGAACCGGTCGCCAACGTCCGACAGGAACTTGTTCGCCTCGATGAAGCGGGTGGCGTCCTGCATGGCGATCTTGTTGATCTTCTTCATTGCTTCCTCCAAATATCGGTCTTGCTGTGATGGACAAAACTGTAGGCAAAGACTAAGACCCTATGTTTCCATAGGGCCTCGGCCTTTAAACCTGTTGATCAGCGAGGATCAGTTGGCGTTCTCCACGGTGTCCTTGACGGCCTCGACGGCGACGTCAACGATCTCCTTCGGGTCGGTACCCTTCGCGCGCAGGTAGATCAGGACGGCAGCGGACGCGGCCACGGTGGTGGCGGCGATGCTTGCCGAGATGATCTGCTTGCGGGTGAAGCAGTACTTCTTCGGGGAGGAGTCGATGACGACGCCCTCGACGACGGGGGTCTCGGGGGTCTGGGTGGTGTTCGACATGATTATCTCTCTTTCTGAGGGTTGTAGGTTCTCACTATAGGGCTTGTTTTTTCTGCGAGGTGCGCGCTAGCAATGGTCCATGTAGCACCATTTACAGGCGTCGGGGAAGCCCTTAACCCCGAAACTTCCAGTAATCCCGCACCGGGATCGTCTGGTAGATCACGCCGAGACACGGCATCCCTGTCTCATCCACGTGACCGATGATCTCGATCTCGAGGAGCTTGGTGCTGTTCCAGCCCATGTCATCCGAAATATCGGTGTGGCTGAGACCCAGCTCGTCGTACAGGTCGCTGAGCGAGGCATAGCCGTCGTTGTTGACCCGGTAGTTGATGTTGTTCTGGGCCGACTTGATGGCCTCGACGCTGGACTTGAAATAACGCCCGGTGTACGTCTCGTAGACGTTCACGTCGCCTCGACCTGTGACGATGATCTCGTTCCGGCCGATGGGATTCCGGTCCATCTGATCCTGGACGACCTCGTCGCGGATGACGTTGGCCTTCTTCTCACCGACCTTCTCCACGACCTTGTCCTTGTAGGTCTCGAAGGCCTTCTCGCTGAGGGCGAGAGCCGTCGTCATGGCGACCGTGCGACGAGTGCCGATCTGGTTGGCTCCCACGATGGCCGCCACGGTCCCGACGGCAGAAATGGCCGGCGGGATATAGCACTTCCACGTGATGTTGAAGACCTGCTTCGAGTTGAACGGCGGAGCGTCCGGGTTCTCGACCTGAGCCTTGTGGTCTTCCTCGATGAGGATGAGCGCCGCCTTGAAGCCGGCTTGACCCGAGAGATATGCGGTGGTCAACACGCCAACGGCGCCGACCGTGGTGAGGATGAGCGGCGAGTTGTCCTGTGCGAACTTCCCGGCCTGCTTGATTACGCGATGCAGGTTCAACAGAACTCCTTGAATATGCGGTTGTCGGTGGATCAGTTGGTGGAGGAGCTGTTCTTCTCGAGCTCGATCGTGCGCGAGGTGCCCATGATCTTGAACTGGAAGGTGATCTTGCCGTCGACGATCTTGAACTCCTTGGCCGTGTCCTGCGAGCCGAAGAGCGAGGTCTTGAGCTGCTCGACGTTGGCCTTCGAGGTGAAGACGTCGCCGTCCTTCGCGACCGACTTGAAGTCGCCCGACCAGTACAGGCCGGTGTCATCCCGGAGGCGGAGGTTGATGAGGATGGTGCCGTCCTTGACCTCGCCGACCATGGCGAAGCCGTCGTCCGTGTAGACGTACGTGCCGTTCATGTTGGTGGGCTCTGCCGAGGCGGAACCGCCGCAGCCGGTGAGGGCGATGGCGGCGAAGATGACGAGGACGAGAGCGAAAAGCTTCTTGAGCATGGTGGGTCTCCTTGTTGTGGATTATGCGTGGGTTGTGATGGGTTGGGCAAAAAATAGATGAAGAGTTCCTTCTCGCGACGGAGGGTCACAATCGGTTCAGACTTAGCGTCTATCTCTTCACTATAGGCCATGTTTTTTCTGCGAGGCGAAAATGAGAAGGGCTGTAGGAGTTTACGAACTCTATACAATCCTTTCACCAGGGTGGATCAGCGACTGCCGGAATCGAACCGGCCACATTCGTATCTAGTCAGTTCTTGCGAACTCCTTCTCATGGTGGCGGAGATCACTGGGGATCTCACTATAGGGCGTGTTTTTCTTGCGAGGCAGACCTAAAGCCCTTGTGGGGCTTTGGCCGAACTTCACTTGGTTGCGTGATGGACGATGATGTCTGATCCAGTTCGAGCAACGGCAATGGCTCCGACGACTGCGATGACGGCGACGGCCGTACGCTTCAGTACCTCGTCGTAGAGATCAAGGATCTCTTCTTTCGGGATATGGGGCGTAGCGGGCGTGTCGGCTTCAGCAGGGACGGCGGTGTCCTTGACGAGCTTGACCTGGAACGAGTGGTTCTTCATTCCAAACATGGTTTCTCCTAGTGGTAGGGTTCTCATTATAGGCCATGTTCTGGCTGCGAGGCGAAAACCTAAAGCCCGTGAATATGCGGGGCTTGAGGCTTGAGGGTTGTTACTTCGAGTGGATCTTGATGAGCTGGTTCTTGTTGACGAGGTATGCGCTGTAGCGAACAATCGTGGAGCTGGACTTGAAGTTGATCTCGATGTCGTCAGTACCGTGGAAGGTAGTGATGGACTCGATCTCGTACTTCATGCCAGCGATCTCGATGATGTCGCCGACGCGCACGCGCTTCGCCGTGATAAGGACGGTGCGGAACATGTGGGTCTCCTTTGAGGGAAGTGTTGGGGTCTCATTATAGGCCATGTAAAACCTGCGAGTTTGTACTGGAAAGTCCCCCCGCGGAAATTTTGAGATCGACAAAACCTAAAGCCCGTGAATATGGGGGCTTGAGGCTTTGAGGGTTAGGCGGACTTCTGCTTGAAGTGCAGGAGGATCTTCTGCCACAGCGGCTTCTCGTGAGCGGCCTGCAGGTCCTTGACGGTGTCGGCGAGTCGACGGACGGCCTCGTTCGCGTTCAAGATATTCCAGCTTAGCTGGGGGTCTTTCTTGCTGTACACGACGAGTTCGTCCATCGACTCCTTGATGTCGTCAAGTTCCCACTGGGCCAGCTGGATGAGCTGAGCGGTGGTGAGGGTCTTCTTGAACTGGGGCATGATGGTTCCTTTCTAGGGGTCTCTATTATAGGCCCTGTAAAACTTGCGAAACGCCAAAAAATATAGCCCATGATCGGGTCAGAGCTAGAGGCCTTGTAAGGGTTTTAATCTCGCAAAGCCTCTAGCTCATCAACCGAAGATGGGTAGCAGGATGGTCTACTTGGCCTTCATCACGAACTGAAGGGCCTTGGACGTCACGACGCCGATGCGCTCGTGTCCGACGATCATTGCGATTCCAGCGAGGTTTCCAGCGACGGCGAGAACTGCATCCGGGCTGACGCCCTTGTTCGACTTTTCGTCGCGTAGGGCATACAGCTTGGTGAGGTTCTCGGTCATCGCCTTGTACTCGGGGGAGTCGGGCTTGTGATCGGACATTTGAGCCATCAGGTCATCGATGGTTGCCTCAAGGCCTTGACGGTTGGTGTCGGGCTTCTTGCGGAACATAGTGTTTCCTTTCTGGGGGGTCTCACTATAGGCCAAGTTTTTCCTGCGAAGCCGTCTTAGGCGTTGACCTTGAGGTTCACCGTCTTCTGGTTCAGCATGTCCTCGGGCAGGGTCGTGATGTCGAGGACGACGGTCTTCTGACCCTCCAGGTGCTGGACCTCGACCGTGCCGTCGATGCCGACGCCGGACGCGTCGTAGCGCTTGTTCGCCCAGGTGAGGACGATGGCGATACAGACCGTCAGGGCCGCGATGCTGCCCACGACCTGCTCCCCCTTCGGGAAGTTCCAGATCACGGCGAGGGCGGCGTAGAGCGCAGCGATGGCCGGCAGGACCTTCTGGTTGAGCTCCTTGAGGCGGTTGTAGGTGGCATCGCTCAGGAGCGGCTTGACCTCTTCGGTGTGCTTGGGCTGGTAGTCACTCATGTGCTTCCTTCTTTCGCGAGAGGGGCTCGTGTCCCTCTAGTAGTAGTTGACGCTTGAGGATGGCAACGTGCTCTTCAGCTTCGCGGCGCCTCTTGGTCTCAACCTCGAGTTCCGCTTCGGCTTTGTCACGCTCTTCGATTGCCTTGGTGCGCTGCGATATCAAGTCGGTGTTCTTCGCACGCTCCCGTGCAGAGGCTCCTGAAAGCCACTTGATGAGACCGTTGACCAAAGCCAACAACGCTGCGCCACCGCCCCCAGCCCCCACGATGGTAGCGAGCAATTGTGCTTTGTCCACGGTTTACTCCTCTCTAGGTGCCAGTGCGGGGCCCTTGATCTCCATGTACCTCTGCAGGAAGGTCAGTCCGAACGCGAGAGCGGTGATGATCCCCATGGGCGAACCCTTGAGAGAGATCACTACGATCACGTAAATAACAAGCCCTGTCGTGAGAGAGATCAGGCCCACACGCTCGAGCCACCAGATTCCGGGGAGGACCGCAAAAGCCCCCGCGAGAGCTCCCAGGAAAATGAATGACGCGAACATGTATGCGAGTGCCAGGCCCAGAACATTCTGGAACTGAGCCGGCGGGTGGAACAATATCTGGGTTCCCGCGATGAGCATGCAGAGGTAGATGCCGAACTGCATCAAGCGAATGATGCGCGGCTCAGCGATCCGCATGTACCACGGTTCAACCCTTGGGTGTAGCCAGTTGTAACTCTGGCGTAGCCATTTGGTCATGTTGCGCTTTCCTTCCAGAAATCTCCGTTTTTCGACCATGGTCGAGCAATCTTCCAGACTCCGTTCACGTTGACGTATGGGACTGCTGGTTTCGGCACACCATCCACGATGACGAAAGCGCCGGCCTTGAGCGTTGTCGAAGCAACGGCAGACCAAGCACTCCATCCCACCGAGTTCTGCACACGAGCCCAGAAGTAGTACTTCTTCCCTGGGGTCAATGCCGTGATCGAAGTGGAACCATCCGAAGTGACACTCCTGAAATTGGCGTCCGTCGTGTTGTTGGCGATGTTGTAACCGATTTGACGAGCAGTGACCGTAGCGCCACCGTTGGCGTTGTCCTTGAAGGTTGCGTAGACGGAGACTTGCGTGACGGATGACAGTGTGACCGATGAGGGGGCATCGGGGACCTTGAGAGTCTTGGCCGATGCACGGCCTGAATATGAGCTGTACCCCTTCGAGTTGTGGGTCTGTGCCCAGAAGTAGTACGTCGTCCCGGGGGTGAGACCCGAGATCGTTGTCGATCGGTCCGAGGATATGAACGTGGTCGGAGCGCTGGAGCTCGTCCCATACCCGATACGTCTCGAGTCGACCGTGAGCCCTCCGTTGTCCGCGCCATCGTTGAATGTCGCAAGGACGGACGTGGATGTGATGGAGGATATGGCGGGCGTCGACGGTGGATCGGGAACTGTGCCTCTGTCGAGGTACTTGCTGACCGTCGTAGGTCCCGCGAGGCTGCTCGTGTTGGTAGCTTCGAGCAGGCGGAAATATACGGTCTGCGAGTCTGTGACCGTCGCCGAGCCAACCTTGTACCAGTTGGCGCCGGACGGATAGTTGATCGAGACGTTGGCTGTGTTGCCGTTGGCCGAGAAGTTGAAGTTCAGGCCATTCCAGTAGAAGTTGGTGTAACCCGCCTTCACCCAGAATTCGACAACAGAGCCTAGGTCTCGGATCCTGAGGGTTCCTTCACCTGAGGCGAAATCGTAATCAACCATGTCGCCTACAACAGGACCTGGAAGTAGATATCACCGTTGGCGCCACCCGTGGGAGTCGTGGTGCCCGACGTGATACCGGCCTTGTCGCGGTAACCCTGCTGGTTCGTCGGAATGAGACCGAGGACCTGTGCGATGTAGTCGCGCGTTCGGTTGATCTCTCGACCACCCCAACGAACTCGTCCTGCCTCCCCCGTGTCGGGAACGACAGCGTATCCAGCAGCCTGAGCTGCGTCGCCTTCTGCCATGCGTTACACCTCCCTTAAGGCTGGTTGGACCAGACGGCCGTTGTGTTGAGATCCAGGTCAGCCCACTTCTGGTTCGAGTCCCAAGAGAGCCACGATCCAGGCGTGATGAACTGGTTGACGGAAAGCGTCGGGTAGTTCCGGTCGCCTTCCTTGTCGGACACGAAGATCTGCTCCGTGACACGCATCTTGTTTGTGGAGCCGTCAGTGTTGCGCAGCTCGATGAGGTCGCCTAGCTGGTAGTCGACGCCATACTTGTAGTCGGAATACTGCGTGATTTCCCCGTCGAAGGCCGAGATCTGCCGGTTCTGCGACAGTTCCTGTTGACCGCGCTGGATAAGCGCCGCATCAAGGGCCGCGCCAGCAGCCAACGTGATGTCGTCGGCTTTGACGATGAGGATTCGCTTCTCGAAGCCAGCCGTAGCTGGGTCGATTCCATCAAGCCACACGACCTTGAAGCCGTTGGGCGCAAATACGTACGCGCAGTTCTTGTAGGCGGCGTCGCTGACGAGCGCCTTCGTGTCCTGCAGGTTGCCGAGATCCGGCGAGAATATGACCGCAGGGAGACCGGTCTGGCCGGTCGTGCGATCGCTTCCCGAGTAGACGTCGAAGTAGATCTGCGAGTTGTCGCCGTTGCGTAGCAGTCGGTAACCCAAGTCGTACTGAGTGCCGATCTGATTCAACGCATCGCCAACGCTCATCGGCTCGATGTCGATGTTCACCACGGTCGTCGTTTCCGAGATCGTCGACGCCGGCAGGATGGTTCCCTCGTAGATATAAGGGATCTTGTCGGCGACGTCGAGCGTTCCGGTCACGCAGATGTCGTGGAAGATCTTGCGCATGATCGCGCCAGGAGTCCCAGAGAGGCTCCATTTTGGCTCCGTGGTGGTGCTTGACATGGAGCCACGAGCAACGCGGTCGTAGAGCATCTTCTCGAGGGAACGACCCGTGACCTTCAGGCTCTTCTCGCCCTCGGATGAAACGGCGTCTTCGTAGGTCTCACAGACCATGATGCGCTTGGACTCGTTGAGCGCGAGCATCGTGCCCGAGGAGAACAACTTCTTGTTGGAGCTGGTCGAGTTGACGTTCAGCTGGAAGTCGCCCTCCTTCTGGAACCGCTCAGTCCAGATCAAGGAGTCGAACACGTCGACTACCTCAGTTCTACGCAGAAGCGCGTCGAGCGTGTACACCTCCATTACAGGCCTCCGTGTCGATTCGTGTAGTCAATGCGCCAGGGAATGCCCGCCGCAGCAGCCGTCGTCTGAACGCGCAGCTTGTTGGGCCCAGGCTGAAGCTCGATCCAGTTGGACTGGGGAGACATCGCACGCAGCATGGACTGGTAGGTCGTCGAGCCGGCCGGAGTGTACCGGACGTACTTCGAACCCGGGAGAGTGCTGATCTCGATCTTGTCGTTGACAGCCATGGGCGACCCGTGACTGTAGTAGAGCGTTCGGATGAGACCGTCCGGCGGTGTGTGGTAGAGCGTGAAGTCCGAGATCGCCTTGTTGACGGTCATGGTGAATATGACGCCAGCCTCGACTGTTCCCGTGTAGTTGACGGTCGTGTCGGTGGCCGTGGAGACCGTCGAACCCGTTGCGTTGGCGGACGTCAGCTCGAGGAAGTCGGGCTTGAAGCAGCGAAGGCCGATCTCCATTCCTGGCTCTTCGTCGAATATCGCCGGTTCACACGACTCGACACGCCCGTCAATACCAACCGTGAGATTGGTGGTTCCCTCCACGTCGTAGAAGCGGAGGTTGACGGGCATGCCGGTCATGAAGTAGTTGTACAGACGAGCCCGGAGGGCCCGGACCGTGGAACTCACGTAGTCAGGTTCGAGACCCAACTTGAGCTTCACGTCCCGGGCCTCCCGGCGCATCGAGTGGTACTGCTCTCCGTCTTCACCAGCGAAACTCGACGAAACGAGCGTTGCCTTGACCGGACCCAGACCATCGATGTCCTGGATATAGATGCCCGAGGAGGCATCACCCATCGGCATCGAGAGTAGTGAGCCCAGCGGGCTCCGTGCTTCGACAAGTGTCAGCATTACTTACCCAGCGCTCCCTTCAGTCTTGAAAGCTGGTTGTTGGTTTGACGATAGACCTCGGCAGCACCGAGAGCCTTCGGAGAGTTGTTGATCTGCGTGAAGTTGATCTGCTTTCCGGCGACAGGTGCCTCCGGTGCGATCGCGTACGCGCGCTGGTTCTCGGAATATCCAACCGACGCACCCTTGGCCTGGCCGTAGGTAGCAGTCGCGGACACCTTCGAACCGAGCATGAGGCGATCCATGGCGGCCGCCTTGCTCTTAATATCGGTCAGATCGAGAACCGGTCGAACCGTCGGCGTCAGGTCCATGTTGCCGCCGTTGACGATCTCATCGAGACCGACGATGGACTTGCGCATGGCGTTGATCGTGTCGACGCCGACCTGAGCGGAAGCCTCCTCGGCCAAATAACCGAAGTCCTTCAGACCCGCAGCGACACCCTTGGCTGCGAACTCACCGACGGGCATCATCTCCCTTGCGGGCGACTTGATCCCTAGCGACTTCTTGATGGACTTAACCATCGCCGCAGCGATGACATCCATCTGCTTCTCGATGTTCTTCTGCTCCTTGACAAGCCCGTTGACGATGCCCTGCGCCGCGAAGACGCCGGCGTCGTACAGCGAGTGAGCCGCGGACTTGCCGAGATCCACTGCAGTCTTGTCCAGATCGCCCGAGAGCTTGTTGATCTGGTCGACTCCGGACTTGCCCGTACCGAGAAGCTCGTCCATGAACGGGATCGCGTCCGCGCCCTTGGCGATGAGCTCCTTGTACAGGGTGTCGTTCAGACCGAGCTTGCGCAGGGCCGTCATCTTGTTGAGGACCGCCTTGTTGTCCTCGATCTTCTTGCGAATATCGTTTGCGAAGTCCTGAAGCTTGGTCTCCTTAGCGATGTCCGGAACGTTGTTGTACTGCTCCTTCACGCTCGTGGCATAGTCGTCACGAAGCTTCTTCGCATCGACGAGCTTCTGGTTCGCATCCTTGATCTTCTGCGCGTAGACGTCGTACTTGTCTGCCAGCTGGCCCAACTTGTTCTTGTCGTCGGTCCAGTTCTTGGTCAGGTTGTTGTACGCGTTCGTCGCCTGCGTGTTCTCCTTGCGAGCCTGAGTCAGCTTCGCCTTGGTGTCCTTGATCGCCTTCTTGTTCGCCTTGGTCTTGGGCTTCTTCTGCAGCTTTACCAGTGCGGCCTGCTGCTTCTTGACCTCGGCCTCGGCATGCTTGCGCATGTCCGTCAACTGAGACTTCATCGACTCGAAGGCCGTCTGGATCTGACTCTTGTTGCCGTCGAGTCCGAGAACGAAACCCTCGACGACGTACTTACCGATCTTGTACATCTCTCGTGAAGGTGAGTGCACGTCGAATATGCTCTTGAACGCGTTGAGGGCGTCCGAGGCCAGACTCTTCGCCTTCTCGATGATGCGTCCGCCCATGTCCCGGAGACCGTTGACCAGACCATCGACGATGGCGGAGGCAACGTTCATGCCGGCATCGGACATCTGCTTCGAGTTGGCCCGGATGGCGTCAGCCACACCGTTGAGAATATCCGTGATCATCTTCATGCCGGCGTCAACCACGTCCGGAACGGCCTTTGCGATGCCGTCCAGGAACTTCTTGATCAGGTCGGTTCCAGCCTTGATGATCTTCGGCAGGTTCTTCGTGATGCCGTTGAGCAGGTTGACGATGATCTTGACCGCCGCGTCCACGACCTTGCCGATGTTGTTGCCGATGCCGTTCAAGAATCCTATGAGGATCTTCATGCCGGCGTCGACGAACTTGGGAACGGCCACCACGAGCTTGTTGAGGAGCATCATGATGAGTCCCAGGAGCGTGTCGATGATCCTCGGCGCCATGATCGTGATGGCATTGAGGAGGGTCGTCATCAACACAACCATCGCAACGAGGAACTGCGGAGCAGCATTCACGAGGACGCCAGCCAGCAGGACCAGACCCTCACCAACAGCCTGTAGGGCCATGGGAATAAGACCGATGATCGCCGCCGCGATGGCAGTCAGAGCCGCAGCCCCTGCCGTTCCCGCAATGCTGAGCGCCGTGAGTCCTGCAGAAAATGCCAGAAGACCCAGACCGGCCAGAGCTGCGCCTGCGCCGAGGAGCATGATGGCCGCGCCCAGGCCCATGAGTGGCAGAACCACCGGAGCCAGAACCAGACCAGCAACTCCAAGGAGCGCGAAGACTCCCGCCAGGACCCCGAGGGCCGTAGCGATCGTCACAATATCCATCCCGCCGAGAACCTGGAGGATCGGCGTGAGAATCGCCAGCGATGCGCACACGATCAGAAGTGCGGCAGCTCCCGGAAGAGCACCACTCATGAGATACATGGCACCAGCGATGATCGCGAGCGAACCGGCCAGTGTGACCAGACCCTTCGCGATCGCTTCCCACGACATTCCACCCATCGTCTTGAGGGCGCCCGAGAGAATAACGAGCGACCCCGCCACAACGACAAGCGCTGCAGCCGAGACGAGCATGTTCTTCGGCATGAGTTGCATGGCTCCGGCGATGAGCCCGAGAGCCCCCGCCATTCCAGCCATACCCTTGCCCATGGCCTCCCAGCTCATTCCCGCGAAGTCCTTGACGACCGAGTAGAGGATCTTGAGGGAGGCGGCGAGAAGAATAAGAGCGACCCCGTTGGAGATACTCATCTTGTTCGCGTCGGCCAGCTTGGTGAACAGACCTAGAGCGACGAGCAGGCTGGCGACACCAGTCAAACCCTTCGCCATCGCACCCCAGTCCATCGAGGCGAAGTCCTTCACGGCGCTGACGAGGATCTTGATTCCGATCGCCATTGCCGTGATCCCGATGCCGGCCGTGATCATGCCCTTGGTGCTGCCGGACATGAGCTTGACAGCCCCACCGACGGCGAGCAGTAGACCGACCACTCCGGTCAGACCCTTGGCGAGCTCTTCCCAGCTGAGGTCCGCGAGGTTCTTCGCAGCGACAGAGAGAATAAGAATGCCCACGGCCATCGCCGCGATACCTACCGCCAGAAGAGGCAGCTTGACGGCACCCTTGAAGGAGCTCATCTGGTCCATGTACTTCATTGCGAGCATGAGGCCTGCGAACAGACCCACCACGGCACCCGTGGCCTGAGCCAGCTTGTCCGAGGGAATAAGCGACATGATGACGATCGACCCAGCCAGAACCGCAACCGCAGCCGCGATCTTGAACAGGGCGTCCGCCTTCAGCTTCGTCTGCATGGACTCGAGCGTTCCGGTGAGACCCTCGAAAGAGTCCCCGATCTTGCTCAGCATTCCTCCGCCGAGATCGAGACCGATGCTGCCGTCGAAGTTCTTGAAGAACTTCCTG